GAGGAATTAGAGCTTATCGACAGCTACATTGAGGATAACCCACCTAAAGACAGCAAAGAAGCTGTATGGTATTTAGGTGAAAGCCTTAAGAAGCTGGCACAGGCTGATGTGTTCATAGGAATTGCGGAGAACTATGATTGGAGTGGCTGCTGCATTGAAAGGGAAACAGCAGAAAGATATGGCATTAAAGCATATATGATTCCAGCAAGATATGTAATTGATGATTATAATGCACTTATAAACAAATTGCATCCTGTTTGCAATGAAGCAATACCGACATTCTAACAAAATTTTACCGGCTAACAAATGGAGTTAGTCGCTACCCTAAAACAGTTATAGGCAGAGGTCAAGGCACTTCTGCTTTTTGTGGAGGTGCTTTTCTTGAATTCTGAATTAAATCAACTGATAGATGATTGCGAAAAATACATATCACAAAATGGAATAGATGAAAATATTATAGAAACCTACTACAACGTGTGCCAGCTTGCCAAGAATGAGGGTGAAATTGACACAATGTTAAAATGTACGGCTAGGACAAAAGAACTCATAGAAAAGGCTTGTATGCGTGATATAGGGCTATCTATGTGGGAGATAGAGAAGTTTGTCTTTAACAATAAAAGTTCCTTTGGCTTGCTTGATAAATACTATGATGTGTTGTTGCTTGAAGCTCAAAGCAAAATAGTGGATAGCGCATTTATGTATCTTGAAAAAAAAAGAGAACCTAAAGAGCGTTTCTATATGCCACGCCGCAAACAATTCTTAAGAATGGGGCTAATAGAAGCTTTGCAGGGTATGATTGATGATAAATACGATATATTGTGCGTGTCGTTAATACCTGGAGCAGGAAAGACAACTATTGAAAAAATGTTTAACGCTTTAGTAGCTGGCTGGTTTCCTAATGATTTTTGCCTTTTTTACTCCCATTCTGGCGACATTACACGAATGTATTACGATGGTGTATACGATATTGTTACAAATGCTGATGAATATGCGTGGAACGAAATCTTTCCTAATTTGACAGTTACAAGCACTAACGCAAAGTTGGAGCAGTTCAACATAGGTAAATATAAGCCATTTCCATCTGTGCAATGTACATCTGTAGGAAGTAAGAATGCCGGTAAAGTTCGTGCAAGTAAGTTTTTACTTGTGGATGATATGATAGGCGGCATTGAAGAAGCACTTAATCCTATGGTACTAGATAAGCTGTGGGATAAATATGCAGTAGATGCCAGACAAAGAAAAATCCAAGATACAGACGGACATAATTGTAAAGAGATACATATTGCTACACGTTGGAGTGTACATGATGTTATCGGAAGAATACAAAATATGTATGCAGGCAATAAAAGAGTTAAGACTATTGCTGTGCCAGATGTAGATCCAGTAACAGGCGAGAGTAATTTTGATTATGAGTATAGTGGATTTACAAAAGAATTTTTTGAAGACCAACAGCTTTTAATGGATGAAATTTCTTATAGGTGCTTATACAAACAAGAGCCTATTGAACGTGAGGGGCTATTATTCCCGGACGATAAAATCCGCAGATACCTTAATCTGCCACACGGAGAACCAGAAATTATCACAGCTCAATGTGATACAAAAGGTAAAGGTACGGATTATTTTGTGCTACCGGTATTGCAAAAACACGGAGAAGATTATTACTGCGTTGATTGCGTATGCGATAACACAGCAGATTACGAAGAACAATATAGAAATGCCGCAGGAGTGCTTGTAAATAATAAAGTGCAAGAGTGTGAGTTTGAGCGTAACGCCGGCGGCGACAGAGTGGCTATGGAAGTTAATAAAAGAGTTGAGAGTGTAGGCTGGATATGTAACATTACTGATACACCAACTGAAACAAATAAGGAAGCAAGGATATTCCAATGTTCCAACTGGATATTACAACATATTATTTTCAAAGACCAATCGCTTTATAAGCCTAATGAGCCATATGGAGTAATGATGTCACTGTTAAAGCAATATTCAGTATCTGGCAAGAAACAGTTAGATGATGTTCCAGATGTTTTCTCAAACTTTGCACTAAGAATGACACAAGGTAATAGAACAGCTAAAGTTGAAGCTGCTATAAATCCATTTAGGAGGTATTAATCTACTATGACAACTAAGGATTATCTGAATCAAATAAGTTATTACAACAAGATAATTGACAATAAATTGATAGAAATAACACAGTATAAAGAATTATCATACAGCATATCAGCGGTTGTTAATGAAGAAAGAGTTATGTCATCATCAGATCCAGATAAAACAGGCTGCGGATATGTCAGACTTGAACAAATGGAAGAAAGCCTTGATAAGCTTATAGATAAATACATTGATGTAAAAAATAAAATAATAGAGCAGATAGAGCAGATAAATAACGAAGATTATTACACAGTATTGTTTCTAAGATATGTCAGAAAGTTTACGTTTGAAAAAATTGCAAATGAAACAGGCTGGTGCTGGAGACAGGTACACAGAATACACGCTAAAGCACTACAAGCTTTTGAAGATAAATATGGAAATGAATATTTATAAAAGATGTCATAGAATGTCACATTGCCGGCGTGGTATAGTATACCTGTAAGAAATTACAGAACTGTTTTTCATCAAATATTACAATCCTTTATCGGAAAGCACCGTTACTTAATTGTAGCGGTGCTTTTTGTTATGCAACGAGGTAAAAATATGAATTTTTATATGAATAAAGATAAATCAATTATGTGTCCAAACTGCCATAAGTTTTTAACTAAGGCAGACAGCAAAGACCCAAGAACACATAAGCTAGCGTGCAAGCATTGCCACAAATGGATATGGTATGTGCCTAACGATGATGATAATTTTCAGATTAAAGAAATACCGGACAGCAGAAGTTCAAGCGGTATGACATTTTATTAGGAGCAAGATATGAACACAATGTATTTTCAAGACCTTGTTAGAGGTTGCTATGGACGTAAAATTGCATACACGAATGTAGATACAATAACTGCTAACAATGTTGTTAAGGTTATTGGAAGTACTATAGGTATATTTAATTGGAATAAGCCGGTTATCAAGTATCTGTGGCATTACTACAAGGGCGACCAACCAATATTGTACAGACATAAGCTGACTAATGAAGATATTACAAACAAGATCGTTGAAAATCACGCATATGAAATTGTTCAGTTTAAGGTAGGACAAACATATGGCGAGCCAATCCAGTTTATTAGCCGTAAAGATGATGAAGCTATCAATAAGGCAGTTGACATACTTAATGATTTTATGGCGGATGCCAATAAGCAGGAGAAAGACATTAAAGCTGGAGAGTGGCAGTCAGCAACAGGTACATCATTTAAAGCAGTCCAACCTAAAAATGGAGATGTGCCATTCAGAATTGTAGCACCTACACCAATGAATACTTATGTTGTTTACAATGAAAGCACAGAAGAACCTATGCTTGTTGTGCAGGAACTTAAAGACGAGGATGGAAATTGGTATAAGATGGCATTTTCTGACACGATGTCTTTTAGAATTGTTGACAGCAAAGTAGTTGAAGCAAAACTACATACATATGGTGAAATCCCTATTGTAGAGTTTCCTAATAACCACGAAAGAATATCTGATATTGAGCTTGTCATAGGTATGTTGGATGCTATTAATAACATGCAGTCTAATAGAATGGATAGCATACAGCAGTTTGTTGAGTATTGGGTTAAGTTTGTTAATTGTGAAGTTGACACAGAAACATTTGAAAAAATGAAAATGAACCACGCCCTTACAGTTAAATCTATCAACAAAGACAACAAGTCAGACGTTGAGATTATGACACAGGAGCTCAATCAGACACAATGCCAAGTTGCTAAAGATGATTTGCTTGATAATCTTCAAGCTATCCTAGCAATACCGAATAGAGAATCACAAAACTCTGGCGGTGATACACAGGGAGCGGTATCTTTGAGAGCTGGATGGGATTTTTCAAAAACCAGAGCAAAGCAAAAAGACCCTATTGTAAAATCCGCAGAAAAAAGGCTTGCAATAGTAACTTTGAATGTATTGCGGTTAGCAGGAAATGACTTAAAGCTATCGCCAAGAGACTTTGATGTGCAAATTAATCATAGTCCGTTAGATAATCTCTATACAAAGACACAAGCACTTGCACAAATGCTACAAGCAGGAATAAACCCAAGAATAGCAGTTGCGACTTGCGGCTTATGGGGGGATGCGGAAAAAGTGTCTTTACAGTCACAACCATATTTTGATGTTCTATATAAAACAATAGATATGGTAAACGAAGAAATGAAAAAACAGTCAGAAAATAATCAACTTAATAATCAGCAAAATAAGGCAGTTATCGAATAATCGGTAGCTACTTTTATTTTATACATTTTGCAGCTATGCGGTAAATAGCAGAAGACACAGCAGGAGCGACCTGCGGTAACAAAAGCGTGTGTTTAACGGAGGTAATTATGACAAGAGAAGATGTATTAAAACTTTTCCCAGAGGCAACAGATGAACAGATTACAAATCTTCTTAATCAGAACAATTCAGAAGTTGCTACGGAGAAAAACAAGGCAAAGCAGTACAAGGCTAAGGCTGACACAGCAGACGACTTACAGAAACAGCTTGATGAGATACAGGCTGGCAATCTGACGGAACTTGAAAAGGCAAATAAAGCCTTAGATACAGCTAATCAGCAGATAGCCGATTTACAGAAATCTAACGCTATCAGAGACCAGAGGGAAGCAGCTATGACTAATTTTAAGATTACTGCTGAACAGGCAAAGACAGTTGTTAAAGATGATGGAAGCCTTGATTACACCGAACTTGGCAAGATTATGTCCGAGAAAGAAACAGCTGCGGCACAGGCTAAGGAACAGGAGATTGCTAAACATCAGGATATTCCGGGCGGTGGCAGTAATAAAGGTGGTGCAGACAATAAGACAAACGCTGAAAAGATAGCAGAAAGTCTTATATCTAATGCACCTAAGAACAATGACGTTTTATCACATTACATTCAGTAATAACAGGAGGTAAGAAATGGCAAAGGAAATGAATATGCAGTATGAAAAGACTTCATACGCAGGAGATGTTCAGATTTTAAAGAGAGAGCCCAACGAAGCAATCCCATTAACACTTGATTTTTCAACGGTAACAGAAAAGGATGCGAATGGAAAGAAGATTGTAAAAGCTGGTACACCTGTAAACAAGTCAGGTGTGGCTGATAATACAGCAACAGCAATCGGAATCTTAAGATTTGATGTAACAGAAGACAGACCACAGGGAGTAGTGCTTAAAAAGGCATATCTTAACACAAAGGTAGCAGAAGCACACTCAGGCGTTACATATGACGCAGCGGTTAAGACAGCTCTTCCAATGATTGTATTTGAATAATAACAGGAGGTAAATAGATGTTAATTAATGAAGTATTAGACAGTAAGTCTATTGCATTATCGGCAACAGAAAACGCTAGCAACCAGATACCTTATCTTGGTTTGCAGTGGTTTCCAGAAAGAAAGAAACAGGGGCTTGATTTAAGCTGGATTAAGACACACAAAGGACTTCCAGTATCGCTTGCGCCATCCAACTTTGACACAATCCCAACCCTTAGAGCTAGAGAGGGATTAAGCAAGGAAAAAACGCAGATGTCATTCTTCCGCGAAGGAATGACAGTAGGCGAAGAGGAAATGCTCGAAATCGAGCGTATTCAGTCGGCAGACGACCCTTACCTTGCGAGTGCCTTATCAAGCGTATATGACGATACTAATAATCTTGTAAGTGGCGCAGAGGTTGTTCCAGAGCGTATGAGAATGTCGCTTCTTGCGACAAATGTAGGACACCCAGTAATTGCTATTGTAAGTGATGGCGTTCAGTATGCTTACGATTATGACAAGGATGGTTCATACGCAAAAGACCATTACGCAAAGTTATCCGGCACAAGTATGTGGAGTGATACAGCTAATTCAAAGCCACTTACAGACCTTAACAATGCAAGAAAGAAGTTACAGAAGCAAGGCAAGATTGCTAGATATGTGCTTATGAACAGCAATACATTCCAGTATCTGCTTGATAATGCACAGATAAGAAACTCAATCCTTGCACAGAACCTTACAGCAACTATTGAGGTTGATGATGATACTGTTATTTCAGTAGTGCAGAAGAGAACAAAGCTCACTATCGTGCTTTACGATAAGATGTACATTGACGATGATGGCAAGGAACAGTACTTCTACCCAGATAACAAGGTTACACTTCTTCCAGCTGGCAATCTTGGCAGCACTTGGTTCGGCACTACACCAGAAGAAAGAACTGCAAGACAGGTAGCTGATGTTGATGTAACAACATATGGCGTAGGTATTACAGTTGCTACAAAGACAGAGTACGGACCACCTATGAAGATGTCAACATTTGCTTCCGAGGTTGTACTTCCATCATATGAAAATATGGATAGCACATTCGTATATGAGGTTCATAGCGAAGAGTAGGAGGTGCAACTTATGATATATCCATATATAGTGATTCATAACGGAAAATGGTATAACGCAGGCGAAGAGGTTCCCGAAGAGGGGGCTTTTTTAGGTTATAGCAAGACAACCATTAATCGAATGTCTACATCTGATTTGCAGGCTTTTGCCGCAGAACAAGGTATAAGCAACGCAGAAGAACTTACAGGAGCAGAGTTAAAGAAGCTGTTAATTGAGAAATTAGGATTATAGGAGCTGAAATTATGGAATACACTACATTAGAGCAAGTTAAAATCAGACTTAAACAATTTCATATTGATACAGTCACAAACGATGATGATACAACATCTGATGTGGTAGTGTTCGATAGCAAAGAGGATAATCCAATAATCGAACAGCTTATTAAACAGGCTACAGAAGATGTAAAAGCAAGAAGAAATTACCCCGACAGCTACACGGATGAAATGATAACCGAGGACTTGAAGAAATTTGAGAGTGTTATTGTTAATCTGGCTGTCTATGACCATTCACAAGCGGGTGAAGCATTTATGGCAAGCTACAATGAGAATGGTGTCAACAGAACTTGGAGAGATAGAGACAGTTTATTTGTCGGGGTATTTCCATTTGCCAAAGTATTATAACGCCTATAGGGCATTACAGAATATTAAAGAAGATTGTGCGTTACCATTTTACTGATGTCGGCAATATGGTAGCAGGCGGTACACATTAAGGGTGGTGGGCAGTGTGCCATTATTAATTATGAAAGGCGGTATATCAATGCCAATAGCAGTAATTATAAGCATTATTTCAGTTGCTTTTTCCGTCTTTTTCGGACTGTTTACGTTGGGATTTAATCTTAAGAACAACAAAAAGTCTGACAATGCAGAACTTACAGAGCGTGTAAAAGAAAATACACGCATAAATATGAAACTTGACACAATATCAAGCAATACAACAGAGATAAAGAATGAAGTTACAGAAATGAGAAAAGAACTTAATTCTCACGATAACAGGATTATTAAGGTTGAGGAAAGTGTAAAGTCGGCACACCACCGAATAGACGGATTGGAAGCACGACTTAATGAAGATAAGGAGGTATAGCAGAATGGATATAACATCGGTAACAACAGTTGTAGCAATCGTTGTAATAACATATCTGATAGGCTTAGGAGCTAAGGCAATTCCACACATTAAGGATAATTACATTCCTATAATTGTAGGCGTTGCAGGCGGTATATTAGGCATTATAGGTATGTATGTAATACCTGACTTTCCGGCAAATGATATTCTTAATGCAATCGCAGTAGGAATTGTGTCCGGATTATCAAGCACAGGTGTTAATCAGATTTATAAGCAGGTAAAGAACAATGCTTGACATTAATAAGCAGGCTATGAAGTATTCACTTCAAGGACAGACAGTAATTATCTACGAAAGAGACGATGACGGCAATATCCTTTATGAGGGATATACCGATACAGAGGGTAACTTCATTCCTTATCTTGATGATGAGGGAAATAAGATACCTAAAGTTCTTGAAGAGAAAACGGGCTTTTCAGAGCCGGTCGATTTCAAAGCCAACATATCATTCAGCGGCGGAGAAGCACAAAGCAAAGAATACGGCTTTGATACGGCTGATTTTGACGCTATTTTGCTGACAGATAGGGATACATTACCTATTCAAAAAGGCGACCTTATATGGCTTAATAGCAAGCCTACATACACATCTGACAGTCTTGTTGATGAAACATCAGCAGACTTCACGATTGTAGGCATTAAGCCAGCATTATATTCAACTAAGTATATGCTTAAAGCAGTTGTAAAGTAGGTGCATTATGGAAAACACAACAATTAATATTTTAGGAACAGAATATGCTATTGAACTAAGAACGCTTAACAATGAAGATGTTGACGGCTTTTGTGATAATACATCAAAGTTAATAGTAATTCGTTCTGATAACTATAATGAAGTAGGTAATTTTGTAGAATTGCAAAAGAAACAATTAAGACACGAAATAATACACGCCTTTCTATCTGAAAGCGGATTACAGTGCAATTGGCAGCATATAGAACAATTTGGACACGATGAAACAACTATTGATTGGTTTGCAATTCAATCACCTAAAATATTTAAAGTTTTTGTGGACTTAAAATTACTCTAAGGCGGTGTAATATGGCAAGACATACAATTGATATATCCTTGTCTGAAAAGTCCGTAAATGAAGCTATCAGACAGCTACAACAGTATAAGAACTGGCTTATCAAAAAAACTTCACAGCTTGTCAAAGAGCTTGCAGAAGTTGGAATACCTGTTATAGATGAAAATATGGCAAAAGCTAGTTATACATATGATGAGAAAGGTGTTCGTAGCGGTTCAGATACAAGCCATCACAGTTATGTTGAGATAAAATCTGTTGGAGAATATGCCGAAGCAAAATTAATTGTAGAGGGCAAAGAACTTATGTTTATAGAGTTCGGAGCTGGTGTATTCTACAATGGAGCGGCTGGAAGTAGTCCACACGACAAAGGTGTTGTTAATGGTATGGTTATAGGCTCATACGGCGAACATCACGGCATACAAAAAGTGTGGGGTTACTATGACGATGACGGAACCTTAGTTCTTACACACGGCGTAGAAGCACAAATGCCTGTTTATAAGGCTGATATGGAAATCATACAGAAATATGTTGAGGTAGCAAGGAGAGTATTTAGTTAATTTTAACCCATTCTGCTCTATAACCTATTATATCAAGAATTTCTATAACTTCATTATAAGTAAAACTTTCTTTGCGAAAGCGATTACTAAAATTTTGAAAAGAAAGATGTGTTCCGTGCCTACGATTTAATTCAGCATTTACTTGTGACATAGTAAAACCTTGAGATACAATAAGACCTTTTAATTCGTCTTTTAACATAAAATCAACTCCTTTATATTATTTTTAATATATTATCATAATAAAATTAAATTGTAAAGTTTAATAAAACACTTGATAATTATAATATATGGGTTTATAATTAAATTATAAAATTTAATTAAAGGTGATATTATGGGAAAAGCGATTGATTTAACAGGGAGAAGGTATGGCAGATTAATAGCTGTTGAAAAAGTGAAAAATCCAAATGATAAGCACCACGCATACTGGAAATGCAAATGTGATTGTGGGAATTTTATTATTACAAGAAAAGACTCTCTCGAAAATGGACACACAAAATCTTGCGGTTGTATAGGTGAAGAGAAAGACTATCATAGTCACGGATACTCGCACGAAAAGTTGTACAACATTTATCACGGTATGAAATATAGATGCTATAACCCAAATTGCGATTCATATTCATTATATGGTGGCAGAGGTATAAAAGTATGTGACGAATGGTTGGAAAATGTAGTAAATTTTATTAATTGGGCTTATGAAAACGGGTACGATGATAAAAAGACTAAAGCCGAGCAATCCCTTGACCGAATAGATGTTAATGGCAATTATGAGCCGTCTAATTGCAGATGGGCTGATAAAGATGTTCAAAATTATAACAAAAGATGTACAAGAAAGATAGTTATAAACGGAGAAGAAAAAACATTACTTGATTTACATAAAGAATATGAAATATCAATGACTACATTGAGAAGTAGATATCAAAGATATTTAAAAGGTTTATGTACTGTTGACGAATTAATTCAGAATACAAAAATAATAAATAAGCCCCAACAGATAATTATTAGGGTTGGTGAAGAAGAACACAATTTGACAGAATGGGAAAAAATAACAGGCACATCAAGAAAAACCATAATTTATAGATATAGAAAAGGGGCAAGAACATATGAAGAATTATTTAAGAAAGGTCGCTGAAAAGCGACTTTTTCATTTTGCAAGGAGCGATAATCTTTGCATAGCAAGAGAGGTGTTTAGCTAATGGCAAATGCAAATGATTGGGCGATAGACCTTGAAAATACAGTCACAGCACTTGTCAAGGCTAAAACCCTAACACAGCTTAAAAAAACATATCCAAAGATAGTCATAACCAATGAGGGAGAAAACAGCGGTCAAGCAGTATTCCCAACAGTATACATTCATTTACTGCCAGCAGTAGAACAAGGACAAACGCTTGACGGACAGACAATTAACGCATTGTTAGCGACATTTCAAGTAGATGTTACCACTAACACAAGCAAGTCTGACTGTCGCAAGGTTATGGCAGTAATTACAGATACATTTAAAACAATGAGATTTCAAGGCAATGCAATGCCAGAGTTCTCAATTAGTAATAAAGTACATAAGAGTACCGCTAGATTTAGAAGAATGATAGCGGCAAATGACAGATTAATGTAACAAAGAGCAGAAATGCTCTTATTTTTTTGCAAATTTTTAGGAGGTAAGAAGATATGGCAGATACAGTAGCAGGATTAAGCGCACTGGGAATCACGTTTAGTTATGGTGTTGAAACTACAGCAGGTACTAAACCAACAGCGTTTAAACTTCTTCATAGAATCAATTCTATTGATGAGATTACAGTAACCCCAGAGGCTATAGATGCATCAGCACTTGAAGATTTACAGACAAGAAACATTGCAGGTAGAGATACAGTTACAGATACAGTTGCGGTAACAGTTAATAAGACAGAAGCTACAATCAAAGAGTGGAAAGACCTTATTACAGAATATAAGGCTTTAACTGATGGAAAGAGAATGTGGTTTCAAGAGATTACTCCGGGTATATCAGATGCGGAGTTCTTTGTTGCACAGCCGCCTTCAAAGTTACCAATTACGGGCAAGGAGCAAAATTCACTTCTTACAATGGCTATCAACCTTATTATTGAGGATATGGTAGGAACAGATACAGCAGTAACCCCAACATCGGGGGAATAATGAGCTATTCGACTAAATCAAAAAAGGCTGTGTCGGATAGCGTAGAAAACGCCAAAACAGCCGACTACACATCATATCTTGATGATGTAACAGAATAATTATTAAAAAAAGTAGGTGCGGTGTAAAATCCGCACCTTTCCCTATATGGACGATAGGGTGGGAAAGGGTAAAAATTATGATGAATATTGATGTAAACGGAAAAGAATACAAAGTTGAGTTTAGCTTCGGTGCAGCAGAATGCAAGGAAATTGTGCAGAAAATGTTTTCTGTCGTTAATGGTTCTTACTTACTTGCACAAACGGATAAAAGCGTTGCACAGGCTTCCTTTGATGGATTAGCAAATATGACAGCAGATGTGCCAGAGATTTGTATTTTAGCCATTTATGCAGGCTGTATTGACAATAACCCTGTAACTATGGATGAAGCAAAGGAACTCACTAGAGCATATATTACAGAGAAGAGAAAGACAGATAAAAGTTACGGATATAGAACATTGTTCGAGGAGATTAAGAAAGCGATGGAAGATGATGGTTTTTTCGAGCTGTCGGGAATAACAGCGATGTTAGAGGAGATGGCGAACAATGTGGAAGAAGCGACACAGGAACAGAAGAAGCCGACAGTAGTTCCACAAGACCACAAGAAAAAGCAGACTTCCACAAAATAATATGGGAAGAATACTTTGTTTTAGCCAGTTCACTAGGCGTTAGTTATTCAGACTTCCTTAAAATGACACCCAAAAAGCTATGGGCGGTTGTAGAGGGTAAGAAACTTGAAAGACAACGAATGGATTCAGATATATGGCTTGCAGTAGGCAACTACATACTCCCAGCAATCAAGATAGGTGTTAGAAGTGGTGCTTGGGGCAAAGGCGAGCTTGAATACCCAGACAAGCCTATTTATAGAGATATTAACAAAAAAGAGAACAGCAAAGATGAAATACAAAGAAAGAGAGAAGAGTTTGTTTTGAATATGAAAATACGAAAAGCAAACTGGGATTTAACACACCCTAAAAATGATAAGCCGGAGGTATAAGCGTGGAATTAGATTCATTAGAAGTCAAAATTACCGGTACTGCCACTAAAGCTATCAATTCTGTTGATAAACTGATAAATCAGCTTACAAGGCTGTCAACATCACTTGCAACTGTGAATGGTTCATCACTAAACAGCCTTGCGAGCGGTGTTAGCCAGTTAGGTTCTGCTATGCAGAATATGAACGCAGGAACAGCAGATTTTACAAGGCTTGCTAAGAATATCACAAAGATAGGTTCTGTTGATTCAGTTGCACTAACTAACACAGCTACATCACTTCAAGCTGTCACAAAGGCAGTTGCAAGCATATCAGCTATTCCGCAAAATGCAACACAGGTCACAGAATTTGCAAAGTCACTTGGTAAGCTAGGCAGTAAAAGTATTGAAAATGCCGTTGTAAACATTCCAAAGCTAGGTAATGCTTTAAATGGCTTAATGACAACGCTATCAAGAGCACCAACAGTAAGTCAGAACGTTATTCAAATGACTAACGCATTGGCTAATCTTGCTAGTCAAGGTAGCAAGGTGGGTACTTCTTCAAACTCACTTCAAAAGTCACTGTATGGCGTGTCTACAAGTGCTAGGACAGCAACTAGAAGCAGTTGGAACTTAGCAAGTGCGATAGGTAAGTTTTATGCCACTTATTTTATGGTAATTCGTGGCAGTAAGAAACTTATAGAAGCAATTAAGTCAACAACAGATTACATTGAAGCATTCAACTATCAAGCGGTAGCGTTTGGCAAGATTGGTTCAGAGTGGGATAAAGATTACGAAAAGTACGGATATGATAACGCAACAGCATATGCAGAGAGCTTCCAAAGCAGAGTAAACGATACTCTCGGAAAGCTGTCTGGTTTAAAAGTTAATGTTCAAGGCGGTTTGCTTGAAGAAAGCGGAGCAAAGAACTTAGGACTTAACATACAAGAAGTAACACAGTATGCTTCACAGTTAGCTTCTGTTACTAATTCGTTAGGACAGACAGGCGAAGCAACAACGGCTATAACAAAGTCAATGACAATGCTTGCGGGTGATATAAGCTCACTTTTCAATGTGGACTATTCAACAGTAGCACAGAACTTACAAAGCGGTTTAATCGGACAATCGAGAGCGTTGTATAAATATGGTATTGATATTACTAATGCTACATTAGCGACATATGCTTATAACTTAGGCATTTCCAAGTCTGTATCAGAAATGACGCAGATGGAAAAACAGCAGTTAAGAGTGTTAGCAATATTAGACCAAAGTAAAGTATCTTGGGGCGATTTAGCTAATACGATTAATAGCCCATCAAATATGTTACGCCAGTTCAGCAACAATATGAAAGAGGTAGGAATGGTAGCAGGACAGCTATTTATCCCAATTCTTTCAAAGGTTATGCCAATAGTAAACGGAGTAGCTATTGCAATCAAAAGATTATTAGTCAGCCTTGCTTCTTTAATGGGCGTTAAGATTGACTTTGAGAGCTTCGGACAAAGTGGCTATAAAGACACATCAGACGGCTTAGAAGATATTTCAGATGGCTACCAAGATGTAGCTGATTCAGCTAAGAAAGCTACATTATCCCTTATGGGATTTGATGAAATAAATAAATTACAGGACGATACAAGCTCAAGCAAGGGTTCAAGCGGTGGCGGCGGTGGTAGCACTATTGATTTGACAGACGATATTGCTAAGGCGGCGGCAGAATATGAAGCGGCGTGGAATAAAGCATTTGCCAATATGGAAAATTCGGCAGTTGCTTGGGCTGATAAGATAGAGAAAGCCATAAAAAAGGGTGACTGGTACGGAATAGGTACTTACGCAGGCAAACAAATAAACAAAGGGATAAATGCTTTTCCTTGGAAAAAAACAGGAGAAGCAATTACAGAAGCTATTTGCAATGTTTTGGATTTTGCAGATGGATTTGTTAGTTCTGTTGATTGGGAACAATTAGGAAGAAATATAATAAAGTTTATTGAAGGTATAGATTTAGGAAAAATAACTGTAAAAATTTTGGACCTAGCAATTGACTTAGGAGTATCAGCAATAAAATTAATATGGGGTGCTTACCAGGAGATATACGACAAATGGGGAATTGCAGGAATTTTGGCTTCTTTGGTTATTCCGGGCGGAATTCTTACACTTAAATTTATTACGGAATTTTCAGCAAGCATAGATGATAGTAAATATGTAAAAAAAGCAAAAGATGGCATAGAAAATATAAAAATAGCTGCACAAGAAAAATGGAATGAAATTACAGATTGGTGGAATAATACAGCAATCGTAAATTGGTGGAATAATGATGTTACGCCTTGGTTTACTAAAGCGAAGTGGCAGTCACTTGGAGATAATACAAAAGATAGCTTGCAAGATAGCTGGACTTCTTTTAATAACTGGTGGAGTAGCACAGGAATATACAACTGGTGGAACAATAGCGTAGCACCTTATTTTACAAAAGCAAAATGGCAATCTCTTGGAGATAACGCAAAGGGCAGCTTAACTGATAGTTGGACTTCGTTCAATAATTGGTGGAGTGGCACAGGTATATATAATTGGTGGAATAATGATGTTACGCCTTGGTTTGCTAAAGATAAATGGAACAACTTGGGTGATAATTTCAAGTCAAGTCTACAAGATAAATGGTCTGATTTTTCTTCTTGGTGGAGCACAACCGGAATTTACAATTGGTGGAATAATCACGTAGCACCTTACTTTACGGCAGATAGATGGCGTGATATGGCAGATGGAATAAGAGTAGGCATACAAGATAAGTGGAATAATGTAGTTAATTGGTGGGATAGCAAACCATCCCTTAGTGAAATTTCAGTAGCCGTTGAGAACTTTTTTTATAAAGTAAGAGATATGTGGTATAATTTCAAAGATTGGTGGGACAACTTAGGACTTAGCTTTCCACATATAAAAACGCCACATTTCGATATTGATGGCGAATTTAGTCTTGTGCCACCTCAAGTGCCCAAGATAAGTGTTGATTGGTATGCAAATGGCGGCTTTCCAAACAAAGGACAGTTATTCGTTGCTAATGAAGTAGCACCCGAAATGGTTGGTACTATGGACGGAAGAACAGCAGTAGCCAATCAACAAGAAATTACAACAGGTATTGCTAATGCAGTTTATCCAGCAGTTTACAATGCAGTTGTGGCGGCTATGTCAGAAGCCAACAACAACGTTAATATAACACTACAAGGTGACGCTGATAAATTGTTTACAATGGTACAGGATAGAGCTAATAACTACACTAATATGACAGGGCAAGCAGCATTCCCTTATTAATTGACAAATAAATAATAAAAGAATATATTTAAAGTACTAAAGATAAGGGGGAATGTATATGTCAGTAAAAAAAGGCTTATATAAAATGCTGGAAGCAATAGGGATAAAGAAAAAGCAACAGCCACAAGTTCAACGCCCATTAAATCCTAACTTTAAAGGAGTGTACAGAGCGACGGAAAACGGATTGGTTGAAGTATATTGTCCAAGATGTAGTAGTTGGGATTGTTCTCACACGCAGATTACAACAACTGTACCGCAGAAAACTAAGACAAGATATACCGTTAATTTGAATCCGTTTAGACCGTTTACGCTGGTTAATAAGAAGGAGAAGATTAAGCAACAGGGCGGAACTTATTCACAACATAGGTTTGTGTGTAACAGATGTGGGCTGATTTTTTGGTAATACATGATTTTAATGGAGCGTATCTTTTCGGTGCGTTCCATTTTTTATTGAAAAGTGCTTGACAATTATTGCAAGGGCAGTTATTATAATAACATAAATATTGCAAGGGCAATAATTGAAAGGAGTGATTATTATTAGTCCAGCAGGAAGACCACATAAGGAAAACCCTAGAAATGTTAATCTTAATATCAGAATAACAAAAGATGAAGCTAATCGTATTCAGAAATGTGCTGATGAATTGAAATTAACAAGAACCGACACCATTATGAAAGGTATAGGGTTAGTAGAAAAAGAACTTAAAGACAACAAAAAAGAGTAGCAACAAGTCGGTCAAAACTTTTAGTTGCTACTCAAACCACCAATCCGAAAGGAATTGATAAATCTATCATATCAGTTTCTTTCGGAAAATTCAAGAATATTTTCGGAGGAAAAACAAATGAGTAATGTAGAAATCGTAACAAATATTGACATAGCGTCAGAAATTGCACACGCAACAGTAACAGAAGTTTTAGCAAATATGGAAAACGAAAGAATAGGATATGTTCTCATAGGAGTTTTACAGCAGTTAGAAACTATTCAGGACAATGTTAATAATTTTGATTTAAAGGGACAGGACAAGTCTACAAAGGAAGTGGCATAATATTATTGCGTGAGGCATTGTGGGCATATACTCCCACTACGCAATAAGTTCTGTTTTGAGCAAATGATAAATTTGTAGGAGGTAAAATAATGAGTTATAATAATCCAACTACAAAAGATGACACTCACAATGAGATTAAGGCACCAATGAACACTAAGAATATTTGCGGCGTAGACTGCTATGAGCAGAATGGCGTTGCTTATTTAAGATTGGAAAACGTTGCCAGAGGATTAGGATTTGTTGACAATAGTAAGGGAACAACATATGTTAGATGGAATACAGTTAGACAATATTTGTTAGAAATAGGATTTTCGCAGGAAGTTGCGAAAGATGATTTTATCCCAGAAAACATCTTCTACCGCCTAGCAATGAAAGCCAAAAATGAAACAGCAGAGAAATTTCAAGCATTAGTAGCTGATGAGATTATTCCGTCAATTCGCAAGAATGGAATATATGCTACCGATAATGTTATTGATGAAATACTGAATAATCCAGACTTTGGAATAGAATTATTAACAAAGTTAAAAAAAGAAAGGCAAGCAAGAGTTGAAGCAGAAAGAAAGAACACTATCTTAACACACGTCAATAAAACATATACAATGACGGAGATTGCTAAAGAGCTGAACTTAAATTCTGCTATTCAACTTAACAAGTTGCTTGCTGATAGAAAAAATCAGTACAATGTCAATGGAACTTGGGTTCTTTACTCACCATACAGCAGTATGGGATATGAGGAAATTAAACAAGAAATTCTTGACAGCGGTAAAGTAATCTATCATAGACGAATTACCCAACTTGGAAGAGAATTTATACTGCAATTATTCAATAATGTTGCATAAGTTCTCTTGTGAGATATAATAGCTCAAACAGAAAGAAAATTCAATAGCTGTAAGAAATTTACAGCTATAAAAAATCAGAACAAATTGGGTAGACCTGTTCTGATTAGCACATATGAGTACATATAAGTTGCTCACGTCAATAATAACAAATAAATAGCAAAATGACAAGGACATTTCACTTAATTGTGAGGTGTCCTTTTTGTGTGCTTGGAAAGTGAGGTTTTACTATGAATTTTATACAATACATAAAGCAAGCGTGGAAAGCTGGCACTAGCGGCGGTACTCCAATAAGCCCAGATAGACTTAACCATATGGAAGACGGAATTAAGAATAATAACGATATGATAAGTGAACTGAACAACGATTTATACAATGTGTATAAAATAATGATTCCTGCAGGGCGAAAATTAAGAGTTTACATTAAAACTAACATTGCTGGTCAATACGCATTTGCTGGAATTATATATGTACAAGGTTCGTCAGGGGCAGCGGCATCAAATGCTTCTGTTCAAGGTTATGGTGCTGGAAGTTCAGCACGATACCGCATTACCCAAATATTGCAATCAAATAGCATTAAATACACTTATGGGCAGGATGGCGATAGAGATTTTTTTGTGGAAAATTTACTTCCTACAGCAACTGTAGAATTTTGTTTTTACGAATTCTTAAAAACTTCAATTATTGAGCTTACATTAGTGTGATTCTAACTATTAAGATATTTAAGCTGCCACTCATAGTTATTGCACCAAATTGATACCACTGTGTTTGAAGCAATGTTAATGAACAAAAATCTTGCATAGTTAGGGTTGTTTGTTTTTTGATAGGTGTATCCGAGATACATTGCGTAGCCAGAATTAATGGCAAGAACACAGGCTGGTCTCAAAGGTTCAATATTTGCACAAATTGTTTTGCAATTTTCAATTGCATTTTCAATTTTCCCTGTAGGATTTGGTACTGTAATTTGTTGCCTTACGTTCATTATCGCTTCGTATACAGCATCAGAATTGCTGTTTAGCTTGCTTATCATATCGTTATTATTCTTAATTCTATCTTCGATATGATTAAGTCTGTCTGGACTGAATTGAGTAAATATATAGAAAAGAGGTGATTGAATGATAAGTGCTGTAATTATCGAGGGAGTAACATTCCCGGTAGCATATAACGGCTACACATACAGTAGAAATAAGATATGGTCTAAAAACACAGGCAGGAACGACTATGGCGAAATGGTAGGCACAATCGTAGCTATTAAAGACAAAGTAGAGCTTCAATTACCACCATTAACAGGTGAACAGGCACTAATACTTGATAATGTGGTAAGCGACATAGATAACCCATTTCCAACAGCACAAGTCCTATTTTTAGGCGGTCAGCAAAAGGAAATGACAATATACACAGGAGATGTGTCATATCCGTATCTCACAAGAGCAAAGAATGAGGACGGATTAATAGTCGGAGCAAAATTAAGTTTAATTCAGAAATAAGGAGATTAACTATGAAAATAACAGGAAATGAAGTTTTAGCACATTATGAAGCACTTGCAAGTGTAGCACAGCTTAAAATGGGTGGCAGATTAGCAATTATCATTATGTCTAATATTAAGGCGTTAGAGCCACACTTTAAGGCAGCTGTAGAAACAATAGAAAAGATACACAAGGAAAATAAAGGCGACAGCGATAAGATAAAATCAGAACTTGAAGAATTAGGAGAACAGGAGATAGAAGTATCTGAATACACAAAAGTTAATATAAGTGCATTTGATAGTTGTGAAGCCATTGAGCCAGCTAACATTATCGCACTTGGCTTTATGATTAACGATTAATCATTCAGAAAGGAGCAATCCAATAAATGAAAAATATTAATCGGGGTGCGGATTTCAACTTACTGTATGCAAGATATTACAGCAAATATTTAGTTGACGGAAAAGAATACAATCAGACACTTAATGAGTTTAAGTACAGTAATATAATCAATCCGAATAATAGCATTTCGATAGGTAATACTTGCAGTAGTAGTGTTACCTTTTCTATTTATAATCCAGAAATCACGCTTGAAAATAAGGATATAACCATTTTTGAGGGTGTTAAGGGCGATAGCGGCATTGAGTATGTACAGATAGGCATATTTACTGTAACTAAAGAAGAAAGTAACGGCGAATACACTAAGTACACAGCTTATGACAAGATGTACAAAGCTGAAAAAGGTTATTTTTCAGCTTTGACTTATCCTAGTACGGATAAAGCTATTTTAGAGGAAATCTGTACAAAGCTAGGCATACAGTTAGCAACTAGCATAACAAACACACATACAATTACAGATAAGCCACAAGGCTATACAATGCGTGAAATGATTGGCTATATGGCTACGTTACAAGGCTGTAATGCGGCTATTAATTCTGACGGAAACCTTGAATTAAGGTGGTACAAGGATAGCGGTTATGTGCTTGACGGACATCAATACTATCAGCAAGGGGTTACTTTTACCACTAGCAAAGATTTTACGATAAGAAAGCTGACTTGTAACAATACAAAGTCTGGTGATAAGGAAACTAGCACAATCACTAGCGGCAGTGGTACAACTGGACTTAGCTTTGCTAATCCATTTATGACACAAGCTAACTTAAATGAGATTTATAAAAAGATAGGCGGCTTTCAGTTTAGACCGCTTACAGTTAAGTTTTTAGGTGATTGGCGATTAGAGGTAGGCGACATTATTACTGTAAATAAAGGCGGCGTCGATTACAAAGTACCTATAATGCAGATAACACACGAATGTGATGGCGGCTTAATGGACACAGTTACATCTATCGGACAATCTGACACAGAAAACAGCAATATAGCCGCTGGACCGATAACAAAGCAAATGGAACGATACTACGCTGATTTAGTCTTAATCAACAAGGCAATTATTGAAAATGCTGATATAACTAATGCTAATATTGAGAGTTTAAAAGCACATCAAGCGTATATCGACCAATTAAAGGCTAATAAGATTGAAACTATTACAGCAAATATTGTTAATTTGACGGCAAATAAAGCTACGATTAATGAAGCTAATATCGCTAAGTTGCAAGCAGATTATGCACAGATAGGTGTATTAAACGCAGACGTAGCAGACATTAAGACTTTAATGTTTGGTTCTGCGACAGGTAAAAGCTTAACAACAGAATTCGCTAATGCAGTTGTAAGTGTTATCGGCAATGCACAGATTAAGGATGCTATGATTGACAGCATAGCTGCGAGCAAGATTACAGCACTTGACCTTAATACCACCAAATTTAAGGTTCATAGCGAAAATGGAATGTCTTATTGGCAAGATAACACAATTATCATTAAAGATACTGACAGAATAAGAGTTCAAATAGGTAAAGACGCTAATTCAGACTACAATATGTACGTTTGGGATAAAGCTGGCAATCTTATGTTTGATGCCTTAGGACTTACTGAAAAAGGCGTCACAAGGAAAGTTGTTCGTGATGATGTTGTTCAAGATAATGCTAATATCAATGCGAGTAAGCTGGATATTGAAACGCTATTTAACGTTATCAATAACGATAGTACACATACACTTAAGAGCAATAAAATTTATCTGGACAACGAGGGACAGACACTTAATGTCATTATGCAAGCTATAACAAGTGGTGCTGGCAAAGATTATACTCAATGGGGCGGTATGATGAAAGTTGCTAGTGATTTTATCACTAATAAGTTATGGTGGACTGAAAATGTTGACAACGAAAGCATTAAGACCAAGTTTTCTACTGTTAATCAGAAGCTAGATAGCTACGAAATAACGTTATCCGACTTATACCAACAAACGAACGATAATTTTATGGTGTATACAGTTACAGAAACACCTAACAAAGATAATTACCCAGCTATTGATTGGTTCATACCTATTTATCCATCAGATGGTTTATTTCCAAGTGATAATCTTACTTGGACTTATAGCAATGATGAATACGCAAAATATCACGGGGCAATAGCATACAACGAAACAGCTCAAAAAACTTGGCGTTGGGTTAAAGATGATAAAGGTAATTGGGGTTGGAAAGAGGTATCTAACACACAATTAGCTTATATGCTTAATCAAAACGCTAGCTTTAAAATGAACTTAGATAGTATATCTACATCATTGTTAAGTGTGCAGCAGAATTTAAAAGATAACTACAGTACAACCACAGTTATGAAGAATGCTATAACGCAGGCTGTAAAAGCAGAAAGCAATAGCATTAAACTTGAAGTGTCTAATGCTTATGCTACAAAGGATAGCTTAAGTAGCTACAGCACAACAACGCAGATGAATGCGGCTATAAGCACAGCAATAAGTAAAGAAAGTTCAGCGATTAAGTTAGAAGTAGCAGGAGCATATGCCACAAAAGATAGCCTTAAAAATTACGCTACAACAGCAAGTCTTAGTGCTTATATCAAGAAAGACCCAAAAAGTGGCGAACTTAAATCCGCAATTGAAGCAATTGCAGATGATATAACGCTTAAGGCTAAGGGGGCTATTAATATTAGCGGTAACAAGAGCGTTAACATTAGTGGTAACGCATTTACTTTAACATCAACTAATACAATTATAAGTGCAACGGGGACAATTACCTGTAGTGATATAATCGGGACCGGGGGTCGCATTGGCAATTGGGATATTACTGATGGAAGCTTAAAGAATGATTACTTAGCACCAGACGGATACTTAAGAAGAACTTACATTCAAAGTTCAAAAAATATTGGTGATTGGATTTTTTCTGTTCAGAAAGGAGCCGTACAAGGAACTTCGCCAAGCACACTAAACTCCCTGTGGCACGTTACTAACGATGGCGAAATGCAGTTCAATGTTGAGAGCGGTAAAGGTATTAAAATGTATGGTTCGGCAGGATTAGAGTTAGAAGTGTTAAGAGACCGCATCGAATTATATTACCAGCCTTACATCAATGGAGAACCGCAAGCTTGGACGAAAATTGAAAAAGGAAAAATTTCTATAGACTCAAAAGGTTGGAGTTCTTTTGGTGACTGTGCTCTATCTGTAGTTAACAGCTCAATAAAGACTACAGCATTGTATATAATGCATCAAACAGAAGATGGGTCATACTATCAAAGAGGATGTGTAATTAATAGAAATCCTTTTTCTGGTGATATTATGTTTGATTGGGATGGACGTTATCTTCGCGGATATATAGGGGATAATGTTGTTATCACTTGGGACAACGAAAATAAAAATTGGATATAAGATTAGGAGGTAAAACACAATGTTAGACATCAACTCATCAATTCAGAAGAACGGAACATTATCTGTTCAAAATTCAGACGGAACACTTAAACAGGTAGCTTATCTGTCAGCTACAATCAGCGAAAGCGGCACAGTCAGTATGTCAGCTAGCTTCAATGATTTTGCGGCATACTTGGCGAATGATATAGCACTAGACAGTGAGCTTAAGAGCTTCCTTGATGGTGTTAAAAACACTTACAAGGCAACATACAGCACAGAAGATAACACAGTTAGTTCAGATGCAACAGGAACAGTAGAAAGTGAGGTATTTTAATTATGATTAAATGTGGAGATTTTTCAGCGTGGAATGGTGTAGTTGACTGGAACAGAGTTAAGGCGGCAGGACTTACTCACGCTATCCTTAAAGTTATCAGACGTGATTTTGACCAAGATAAGCAACTTGAAAACAACTGGAAAGGCTGTCAGTTAGCAGGTGTGCATATCTGCGGTGTATACAATTATGTTTACACACCAACAGTAGAAGAAGCTATTGCGGCGGCTAAAAGGGTATTAGAGGTGCTTGACGGACGTAAAGTTAAGGTGTGGATGGATATAGAAGATACTTGTATGCAAAATTTAGGGTCAGACCTTATCGACATAATTAAGGCGTACAAGCACACAATAGAGGAAGCTGGCTACGAGTTTGGTATCTATACAGGTATGGCGTGGTATGGCAGTTACATTGCCCCATATGCAGACGAAGAAATTCTTAACTGCGATTACTGGATAGCAAGTTACTATCTTGGATATGATGAAATGACACTTGATACAGACCCTAACGAAGATAAGAAGCCTAGTGTTGCTAGAAACCTTGTAGGCTGGCAGTATACATCAAGCGGTGTTGTAGATGGAGTAGACGGAGTTTGCGACTTGTCTGTATTCTATGGCTTTCATAATGATGAAGATAACACAGAGGATAACAGCGAAGAAGATAACACAGAGGATAGCACAGATGAACACGTATATGCTACATACGCCGCTTATACCGATAGATGGTGGGGTGAAGTAGAAGATAGAGAAGATTGGGCTGGTGCAGGCGACAATAAAGCTATCACAGCACTTATTATCAAGGTTAGCAGAGGTTCAGTTAAGTACAGAGTTCACTTAAAGGGCGGAGATTGGCTTCCTTATGTTACTGGCTTTAATTATGACGATTACGATAATGGCTATGCAGGTGACAAGAAGCACGAGATTGACGCAATAGAAATCATTTACTATACGCCAGAGGGTGAGCCTTGGAAGTATGCAAAGTATATGGTATCTGTATTTGACAACCGCAACTTCTATCCAGACCAGATAGACAATGAAACATCTAACGGAATGGACGGATATGCAGGCGTTATGGGCAATGCAATCGATAAGTTCCAGTTGCGTATTGAATAAGTTGCTTAATGTAATTTAGCGTACTTTATAGTATAATAAATTATAATTGCAAAGAAAGGACGGATAAAATGCTAAAAGATACAATAGAACAAAATAACTATATGGAGTTGATAGATACAGTTAATGTATCCGAACGAAGCAAAGAAATTGTAAAAAAATACATAACTGGAATTAAAATGAAAGCTCTAAGCGAAGAATATAATGTATCATACGAAAGAATTAGAGCAATAATCTATAATTATATATGGCATTGTTCTCACTATAAAAAACGTATAAATAAAAAATAAACAATTTAATTTGTCGAAAATTGTCGAAATAACACGACCGAAAGTATTTGAAATATACTAACGATAAATGTATAATAAACTTGTCTTTGAGAAAAGACCCTTAAACATTTTCAAGTTCTGGCAGGCGATATTGTTTGATTGGCGTTGGCAATATCGCCGCTACACTTGACACTATAGAACGTGTGTTCTATAATAATCGTATCGCTATCAAACGTGCAAAGGCAAGAGAGGGGAGTGCAGGTTTATGAGTAATGAGGAATACAGGCGAATAATAATAGAAACAGTCAATAACTGTAATAATAAAAGATTTTTAAAGTTTTTATATGAATTAATTATATCATTCAAAAAGAAATGGGGCATTTAATGCCCCTCTTTCTCATACCAATAGGCTATATTGTCAAATATAGTTTGTTGATGTTCTTTATTAAGTTTCATTAACTTCTTAACACTATCCAACATTTTCTTATCTGACATTAAGTCGGGAATGATATCAGCATTATCAGTAGATAAATTATCTTCCCACCCCATTAAATATGATGGAGAAATATCAAGAATCTGTGCAGCAATCTGAATTTTATCGCTTGGTATGTTTGTTACGGCATTGTTTTCATACTTATATAATGTCTGTTTAGAAACGCCCATCTTTTTAGCCAACTCTACTTGTGACATATTGTTAAGCTCTCTTTGTTCCTTAATCCTATCTCCAACAGTTTTAATCATTAGTGTTTCCTCCTTTCCTATCGGTAACTTGATTATAGCACAAAAAAGTTACAAGTCAAGAAAAAAATAACTTGACAAGTTACTTTTGCGGTGTATAATAAGAGTAACTTCAAAAGTTACGAAGTTGGAAAGGAGATGAGAAGATGGTTGATACAAATAAGCTTCGTGGGATTATTGCTGAAAACGGAAAAACGCAGACAGAAGTTGCACAAATGATAGGCGTAACGCCCAAAACTTTCTATCTGCGAATGCACAAGGGTGTTTTTGGAAGTGACGAAATTCAGATTATGATTGATAATTTGAATATTGAAAATCCTATGGAGATTTTTTTTGCAAAGAAAGTAACTTCATAAGTTACCACAAGGCGCATAAGAATTAGAATTTTTGATATTGATACAATAGAGAAGTGATGGTAGCGGTAAATAGTTACAAACTTTTATTCAAACATCATTAGTTCTTTTTGGCAGGGATAGCGCCCTGTTCGTATCAAGTGTGAATTACCTACCGATTGGCAGTTTTGTCTTTAGCATATTTATTTAATTCTATTGATATAGAAATAAGAGCGTACAGGGTGCAGAAGTCTACGCCACAGAAGTATGAGCCGACCACTGATACGCACAATGCTATGACAGTATCCATACAATCTCCTTTTTGGAAAATGTCTACCATCACTTCTCTATTGTATCAATAAACATAAAGTTCTACAAGCTACAACAGATAGAAATGAGCAAAATTGCTCAAATGTGCCTTAAAAGGAATATATCACACATTATTAGAAAGGAATGTTTATGGAGTTACAGATTTTTAACAATTCAGAGTTTGGAGAAATCCGAACCATTACTAAAGATGATGAACCTATGTTTTGTCTGGCTGATGTATGCAAAGCATTGGAACTTGAACAGGTAAGCAGAGTTAAGGCAAGGCTTAAAACAGATGGGGTTACTACAAGTAAGGTCACCGACAGATTAGGCAGAGAACAGGAAGCCACATTTATTAATGAGAGTAACCTTTACAAAACAATCTTTCAGAGCCGCAAAGAAAGTGCAGAGAGATTTACAGATTGGGTTACAGGAGAGGTACTTCCGTCAATCAGAAAGACAGGCAGTTATAGTATGCCAAAGACAACAGGCGGTCAGATACAGCTTTTAGCACAGGGCTATACAGAACTTGAGCGGGCTGTTAACTCTATCAAAGAAGATATGACAGAGCTTAAGGATAACACACCTCTTTACGGCTGTGAGATTGATGAGGTTAAACAGCACGTTAATAGAAAGGGCGTAATTGTACTTGGTGGCAAGGATAGCGAAGCTTATAAGAACGGCAGTATTCGCAGTTCGGTATATTCTGACATATATAAGCAGTTAAAGCGTGAGTTTGGCTGTGTGACAACATATAAGAGCATAAGAAGAAAGTACATTGATAATGTACACAAGTTTATAGATGATTATGCGTTGCCTATGGCACTTGCTGAACAGGTAAAAGAAGCTAATGCACAGATAAGTATGAGTTTTTAAGAAAGGAGCAAGAGTTGGAAAGACTGATTAAAGAATTAATCGCAGTTGAGAAAAAGAGAAATTCCTTGCTTGCGGAACTGAATAAGATTTTAAAGAAACTGGTAAGTAAGGAAGACGAGTGCAGTAGAGATAAGCACAGCGAGTACGATGATAGATTTACTTTTTAGTAATATCACAATTTTTAAGATAAGGAGAAGTTTATGGAAGATATACAGGTAACACCACAGTATAGCATATCAGCAGAAGGACTGATAGCAGAAAGAAACAAGTTAGAAGTCTCTATTGCAGCATACAAGAAAGCAAAGAGAGACAGCAGGATAGCTGAATATTTATGGATGTTATCAGCAATATTATTTATTGTGTCAATGATATTTCAGCTTATTAATTAGAAAGGAGTTTTAGCAGATTGATATTTATTATTTCTGAAAAAGGCGAAAGAGAGCAGATTAATGAGGTAGAAAAACTTGAAATCCTGGCACACATTGGCAGAAGAACAAGTTACCTCTTAGGAAGAAATAAACATTGTGAGCCATTAAGAAGTATGGTTGTAAGAGACATTTTAGGGCAGTTAAAGCACGAATACGGGTGTGGTTTGAGTGAACTTAAAAAGAAGTACATAGCAGACACTCACGATTTTATCGACTGCTACGAACTGCCTACAATAATGAAAGAGAGATATAAGCTATGATACAGGGATTTATGCTAGGAACGATATTCGGGATGTTTTTAGAACTGGCTTGTATCGTTCTGACAATGGCAAGGGCAAAGAGAAAAGAAAGGATTGAACAATATGAAACAGGTAAACGAGAAAGTAATAACAGTACAGGATTGCATTGATATGTACGAGAAGAAAGATATGGTGACAGTTATAGACGGCGGCAAAGTCGTAGGATTCGTTAAGAGAGGAGAAAAGGAATGATAACAAATAATAAAGCCTATATGATAGGTAAGATTGCTAAGAAACCAGTATTTTCACACGAGGTTTATGGTGAGGGATTTTATATTTTTCACATAGAAGCTCCAAGAAAAAGCGGCAATGTAGATACGCTTCCGGTCGTTGTATCTGAAAGACTTGTTGACATTAACAGACTAGATGTAGACAGAACTGTAGTAATTAACGGACAGATTAGGTCATACAATCAACACATAGATGGCACACATAGCCATCTGATACTTAGCATATTCGCTAGGGAGATTGATATATTAGAGGATGTTGAAATTCCACTGGATACGAACAATTCAATTGAAATCGTAGGGCATTTATGCAAAGCACCTACATATAGAACAACACCGCAAGGCAGAGAGGTATGTGACATTATGATGGCTGTCAATAGAGCCTATGGTAAGTCAGATTACATACCTTGTATCGTATGGGGAAGAAATGCGAGATTTGCAGGTAGACTTGAAGCTGGGGAACGTATTCAGATTCAGGGAAGATTCCAGAGCAGGGAATACGCTAAGAAGATAAGTGACAATGAAGTTGAAACAAGAACTGCTTATGAAGTATCGGTAAGCAAGATTGATTATGCAGATGAGGGCGAAGCTAATGTGCAGTGATATTACGGTTAGAGAGTTAGCAAGTATGGCGCTTGATGAAGATGCGATGTGTCAGATATGGTCACCACGATACGGAACAATCTTTGATGGTTCGTTTAATGAAGCTAAAAATTGTACATACATAAATATCGTGGTTGATAGCTTTCAGGTTGAAGATGGTGTATTTATTATGAATATTTAATAAGGAAAGGATATGTTTATGGAAAAAGCAGTTTTAAAAAAGGTAGTACTTGAAAACTTTATGTGTTATGCACACGCAGAGTTTGATTTTTACAGCATTACAAAGATTATTGCTAAGAATGGTGTAGGTAAGTCAACAATAGCCACAGCTTATCTGTGGTGCTTATTCAACTGTGATTATGAATTAAAGGATAATCCGGTTGTCAGAAGAGAGATTGACGGAGTATCAGTTGATGATATGGATACAAGTGTTGAGCTTACACTTGATGTTGACGGAAAAGAGGTAGCTATGAAGAAAGTACAGAAGCGTACCTACAGTAAGGATGGCAGTAGTTATAAAGACGATAACAAGTATTTTATCAACGATGTACCTAAGACATTAAAGGACTTCAACGCATACCTTGATGTTGATATGAATGTATTCAAGATGTGCAGCAATGTAAATGCTTTTCTTAATCAGAAGCCGGCAGAAATGAGAGAATACCTATTCAGCCTTGTAGGAGATGTTACAGACCTTGATATAGCTTCACAGAAATCTGAATTAGCCGAGTTAGTTCCTTTGCTTAATAAGTATACAGTTGAAGAATTATCCGCTATGAATAAAGCTACAAAGACCAAGATTACAAAGGATTTACCTATTCTTGACGGACAGATTAAGGAAAAGGAAAGAGATATTCAGCTTAAACAGGCTATTGAAGTATCTGACCTTGAATTACAGAAAAACAGCCTCAAAGAACAGATTGCTGATTGCGTGGCAAAGCAGACTGACAATGACAAGCTGATGGCTGAATATGACAAAGCTAGTTCGGATATTCTTAACTTGAAGTTTGAACTTAGTGATATGTCACGCAAAGCTAATGAGGAAAATGTTAAGGCTAGGAGAGAGATTGAGGACAAGATTTCTGATAAGCAGTTTCTTGTTAGGCAGACAGAAAAGACTATTACTGATACAGAAAAGAACATCGAGTATCAGCAGAATACCATTGATAGCATAAATAAGAATTTACAGGGTATAAGGGATAAATGGAAAGCAGAGAATGAACGCAAATTTGACGAAACAAGCCTTATTTGTAGTTACTGCGGACAGGAATATCCCGAGGATAAGAAAGAACAGTTAAGAGCCGATTTCGACAGCCACAAAGCAGAAGAATTAAAGCTTATCACAAACAATGGCAACCTTTTTAAAGACAAACTTGATAAGAATAAGAAGATTCTTAAAGATTTACAGAAAGAGTTACCACAGCATAGAGAAAACCTTGAAATGCTGAATACAGCTATTGCAGACCTTGAAAATCAGTTAGCAGAACTTCCACAGGAAATTGATGTGACAGCTGCAGAAGAATACAAGGCACTTGAACAGCAGATTGCCGAAAAGGAACAGGCTATGCACAAGGCTAATGATATTTCAGCAGTTAAGGCAGAATTAAAGGAACAGGAAACAGCTTTAAGACAGCAGTTAGCAGAATGCGAAAGCCAGATTGCAAAGTCTGATACGGCAGCAGACGAGGAAAGACTTGAAGAATTAAGGCAGACAAGGATTGATTCTGAACAGAATAAGGCTAATGCCGAGAAAATCCTTGATTTACTTGACGAATTAGACAAAGCAAAGAACGAAGCCTTGACAGAGGCGGTAAATAGCCATTTTGGTTTGGTTAAGTGGCAGCTGTTTACTTATACAAAGTCTGGTGGTTACAAGAGTTGTTGCATACCTACAGTTGATGGAAAGAGCATTTTAACAACTATGAGTAACAAGGGTAACAGGATTTTAGGCAGAGTTGATATTTGCAACTCTATTCAGAAGATTAGTGATATATCAGTGCCTATTATTTTAGACGATAGTGAGAGTTTAGATGAAGATAATCAGAAAAAAGTTGTTGAAATGGTAGATAGCCAGTTGATTATGCTGATTGTTAATAATAGCGAGAAATTAGAGATTGTGGAGGGATAATATGACTTCTATATTAGAACGTTCATTCAATTTCAATGGCTTTAATTGTTATGTGATAATGCGGCATATGGGCGACAGCTGTTACAGATGTGGATATGTGCAGGTTTCCAAAAGGTTGCCTATCAATACAGCAAGTATAAATTGCCACGGCGGCATTACATATGCAAACAAAGAAGCACCTAGTCCGCTTGAAATTGATGATAAAAACAAGTGGTACATTGGATTTGATTGTGCTCACGCATTTGATACTACGGATTTTTGGACTGTAAGCAGGGTTAGCAACGAATTAAGACAGATTGTCGGTCAGATTTTAAGTGGAGAAAGGTAGGAAAGTAATTATGGCAGAGAATACACAGTTAGTTGAATATGAATCAAATGGAGAAATGGTAAAAATTTCTCCAACAATGATAAGAAGATATCTTGTAAATGGCGGCGGTAATGTATCTGACGGAGAAGTAATGATGTTTATGTCATTATGCAGATACCAGCACTTAAATCCGTTTTTGAGAGAAGCATACCTTATTAAGTACGGAAGTAACGACCCAGCCACAATAGTTACCGGAAAAGATGTTTTCACAAAGAGAGCCAATGCAGACCCACGATATAAGGGAAAGAAAGCAGGAATCGTTGTAATTAAAAAGGACGGAACAGTTGAAGAACGAGAGGGAACAATGGTTTTACCTAACGAAACTATCGTAGGCGGCTGGGCGAAAATCTTTATCGACGGAAAAGAGGACGAGTATCAGTCAGTAGGCTTTGATGAGTATGCAGGAAGAAAAAAAGACGGCTCGCTCAATAGTCAATGGGCGAAAAAACCAGCTACAATGATTAGAAAAGTAGCTGTTGTACAGGCTTTGAGAGAAGCTTTCCCGGACAGATTTCAAGGGTTATATGCGCAGGAAGAATTTCAGAATATATCAGATGTGAAACTTGATACAGAAAAGGTTGTTGCTGATGAGATTAAAGAAAACGCAAACAGCGTTGATTTTGAAGAAAGCAACATTATTGAGGGTACAGCTACAGAAGTAACCGAAGAACAGGCAGAAGATAGCACATTACCACCATTTATGCAGGCAGAATAGGAGATTAGATATGACAGTATACGAATTAATACAGGAATTAAGTCAGTATAATGCAGATACAGAAGTTAAGTTTCACTGTGAAGCTGAATATGATACTGACGTTGAAGCAGAATTTGACAGAGAGAATGAAAACGACACGCAGGAAGTGACAGTTACAGCAAGTTTTGACGATAAAGTAGATTTTGATGATATTGACAATTATGAGCCAGCACACAAGAGAACTTGGCAGGAAGACCCATTCATTGTTATTAATTTATCTTATTAAGGAGAACTAATATGAGAGTAATTTCACAGCACGGCAATGTTGATTTGCCTTACGAACAGATAGTTGTGTGTCACGCAATGGAAAATGTCACAGCACTACACAATGAGAAAGAATATGTTTTAGGCAAGTATTCTTCACAGGAGAAAGCGTATAAGGCTATGGAAATGCTTAGAGAGACATATATCGGTATGCCTATCGTAATGCAGAATGTCGCTATTTCAGAAGATGTGGCAAAGGAATTTGAAAGATTAAAGAAATGTGGCGTTATGGTGCGAGCAGAAAATCAGCCGTCAAAAGTAGATTTTATCAACAATGCTGTTTTTCAGTTCCCACAGGATGATGAAATCGAGGTGTAAATATGAAACAAAATCCAATAATAATTGCGTGCGAATTGTGCGGAAAACCACAGCCAAAAGACGAATCACGTTCTAATGAAAATTGGAATGTTTATGATGCAAAAGCTGTTTGCGAGTGTGGTGGAAAATTCAAAATAATGTTAAGAAAAGATGCGGAGAAATTAAGGAATGAAACTTAAATGTATCGCAACAGGAAGTACAGGTAATACATATGCCTTAATCAGCAACACAGGAGAAATCCTATTACTTGATTTGGGTGTGTCAGAAAAGACTATCAAAAAGGGTATTGATTGGAAAATATCAAATGTTGTTGGAGCTGTAATTTCGCACGGGCACAAAGACCATTCTCTATCAGTTGAGGATTTTAAGTCAATGGGAATACCAATTTATGCACCATATTTGAAGATTGATTATATGTCAATGAATATGGGTGAATTTACAGTAAAGCCCTTTGATTTAACGACAATAGACGGAAGTTGGACACATACAGACGCAAACGGCGAACCTTGCCCAATATATGGCTTTCTGATAATTCACAAGGAAATGGGAAGAATGCTTTATATAACCGATTGTGAATTAATCAAGTGGAGATTTAAAGACATAAACTACATTCTCTTAGGTGTGAATTATGACAAGGATTTAGTTGATAAGGATAACACAGGCAAAGCTAACCATGTATTCAGAGGTCATTTAAGTATTGACACAGCTTGCGATTTTGTTAAGACAAATTATTCAGACAGCTTGCAGAATGTCATAATGTGCCATTTATCAAGTGAAAATGCTGATAGTGATAGTTTTATCGAGAAGATGAAAAGAGTTGCTTGCGGGGCAAATGTGGATGTTGCAGAGCGCAACAAGGAATGGCTACTTGCTAATCCTAATGAGTGCCCTTTTTAGAAAGGAGATTATATGTCAAGGGTTTCTTTTGGACAGATTGGAGGTGTAAATAATAAACTTTTATAGTGGTATCAGTAATGATAAAACACAATTTTTGATAAATATGAATTGGTATAAGGACAATGATGTAGAGGCTTGTTTTAGACTTAGCAAAAATTTTCATGGATTGCCTAAAAACTGCAGTATTGAAAAAAATGATTTTGAATTAGTATATTTAAAATTTGAATGGATTGGTAATACATATCACCCACAAGAAAGCGATAAAAGCGAAGGACAACCAATTAGGGTATATAAAATCAAGACGTAAATAATTAAAAGTGGAAAGGAGCAGCAATGGAGAGATTGACAGATAGCAATAAAGAAATACCAACATTGGTTAATAATGCTGAATATTGGCTGAAAGTGTATTTTAAGCTGAAAGATTATGAGGACTTAGAGGAAAGAAGGAAGCTAATCAAGATACCGCCTGAAGCGTACTGTATTGTGGATTTTGAGGTACGAAAGGGTTTTGTGTTAGAAGAAACATATCATATAAGCAGAAAGCCTTTGTTAGTTGTTCGATACGACGATAACTCTCTTAAAAGTCATAGCGGATACTTGGGGATTTCAGTATTCCTCACAAAATCCGAAGCCGAAGCAAAACTGAAAGAATTGAGGTGCGACAATGATTGATTGTAATATTTGCAAGTATAAAGAAGATTATGGTTATTGTACAGGATGCAGACACGGAGAGCTGTTCGAGAGGAACAATGTGTCAGAACCTAAAAAAATATCAGTTAGTAACGGAAAAGAATATTGCGGACATTGTGGCTATTTGTCTGAATATGCAAGAGGATATAAAAAGTTTTATTGTATTAGGTGCGGCGGACTTAATTTAAGAAGTTGGAAGAATTGAGAGGTGGAGAAGATGAAAGTAATAATTGACATACCTAAAGATTTCACGGGAGATTATATTGTTGACAAATTCAAAGATTTTTTCTCAAGGGTTATTGCAGATATTAATTGCAAAGGTATGTGTGGTAGATACGAGAAAGAAATTGCTGAAATGTTTTTAAAAGCATTTGATGATAGCGAAGAAAAGATTTCTTGCAACTGCCAGCACAACAGCAATTTAAGAGAGAATGAGCCTTGTTGTAGATGTGATAACAGAAAGACCAATGCCGACAGGATAAGGAATATGTCGGATGGAGAGTTAGCAGAGTTTCTTGTAACTTTTAAGAACACATTCGGCGAAGAATACGAGGGAGAAACTAGTTGTATGGAATGGCTTCAATCAGAAGCAGAATAGGAGAGAAAATGAAGTATATAAGCAATGCAAAATATGGAGAGCCAGTTGAAACAGGAACTATCTACAGAAGTGACAACAGAAGATTAGGTATATGTGTTCACACACTATTCGGTTGCGGAGAAACACTATATATGAATTGTTAAGCATTAAATATCCGTATTTGGGAGAATGATGTTGTCAGATGTGAGGTTGGAACAGCGGAAGTTATATGGGATAAATCAGGATGGAGAACTAAATGGTTGAAAAACGACTTATGGAGAAAAGATTTGTATTATTGGGCGGTTGAAGATATTCAAAGAGTAGTAGTTATCGGCAACATATTTGACAATAAAGAGTTATTAGAAAGTGAGAAAAAGTAATGAATTATATTTTATTAATTTTATTATCTGTACTTATTAAGTTGGGTATCTCTTTGATAGAAAGCTTTGTTATATCATGGATAGCTTGTATATTAGGCATTAACATAGCATTTAAGATAATTTTATTTGTGGTATTTATTATAAATTTGTTTTTGCCTGCAAAAGGAAATTAAGGAGGAAAAGTAATGAATCGTGTAATTTTATGTGGGAGACTGACTAGAGAGCCAGAGATTAGATATTCACAGACAGCAAACGGAAGTACGGCGGTAGCAAGGTACACATTAGCTGTTGACAGAGCTTTTAAGAAAGATGGTGAACAGGCAGCAGACTTTATTAACTGTATCGCATTTGGCAAGAATGGAGAGTTTGCAGAGAAGTATCTTCATCAGGGAACTAAGATTATTGTTGAGGGCAGATGGCAGACAGGCAACTATACCAACAAAGACGGACAGAAAGTCTACACTAATGATTGTGTTGTTGAAAGACACGAATTTTGCGAAAGTCGTGCTAATCAGCAGAATAATAATAGCAATGGAATTATGGGCGGCAATGCTAGTTCAAACAGCTTTATGTCAATTCCAGACAATGTAGCTGATGAGGGATTACCATTTAATTAAAGAGGTGTGAGTATGACAGAGAATGAAGCAATAGAAAAGCTGAAAAATATGCGATTATATATGCAGATTACGGACAAGAACAACGATTGCAAGTTTACAGAAGATGATTACAAAGCTAACGAAATGGCAATACAGGCACTTGAAAAGCAGATACCAAAGAAACCTATATTTAACCATAACCTTAGTGATACTCTTTCTATATTCCATTGTGAATGTGGAAACACAATTAAAGTTAGTCACGATATAGGAATAATGGATAACAACAATGCGCCAAATTACTGTAGTAAGTGCGGTTGTAGGCTAGATTGGAGTGATGAAGAATGAGAATGATTGGCGCAGATAAACTAATTGAGGATATTCACAAAAGAAATTATATCGATAAGGCTTTATCTGAAATACTTGAAACTATCATTAATGAACAACCAACGGCTTTTAGTATGGCAGCTAAACCTATTGATAATTTTGTGAATCCTTTTGAAGTAAAGGCAGGTGGCAATTCTTGAGTTATCAAAACATAGCAAGAGCCAAGGCAATAGAACAGGAAAATAAAAAACGACTGTTGAAGCTGAACCCAAAGCTGAATGACAGGAGTGGGATTTACTTCCTACTCCGAGAAGATGAAAACGGATTTAAGTATGCGTATATCGGACAGGCAGTACATACACTTAGCAGATTGGCAAGCCACCTTGTAGGCTATGAACAGCATATAGACCTTAGTTTACGCAAACATAAGCTGTATGACAAAGAGAAAAATCCTTATGGTTGGCGAGTTGAATTTCTAAATTTTCCCGAAAGCCAGCTTGACGAGAAAGAGAAGTATTACATCAAGCTATATGCTGGTAAAGGCTATCAGCTTAGGAATGTCAGTTTAGGCGGTCAAGGAGAAAATCGTGCTAGTGGTTCAATAGGTGATAGGAAAGCACCTAAAGGCTATATGCAGGGCATACAGCAAGGCAAAAAGGTGTTAGCAAGGGAATTATCCTCTATCGCAGAAAAGCACCTTATAATCCACTTAAAGCCAGAAAAAGAGCATAATAAAGTATCGCGGAAGCAGTATGAGAAGTTTATGGATTTATTGAAAGTGGGTGAAGATAATCAGTAAAGACTATGACTGCCATTGTTGGAATGATTATCCGAACGAGAATCATAAATACTATGGGTGTTCAGATGCACCGAAAAAGAGCGGCAAATGGAAATGTGTTGATTGTTACGAATATGTGGGTAAATCCAAATTCGGTGCAACGCATTGTAGGAAGAAAGTAACTAACTAAAAATCAAAGAAAGGAATAGGTTGTGCGCACATAAAACCGAGGTTTCCTTTTGGTAGATTTAAAATGCTAGAAAATGGATTGTATAAAATGGATTGCAGGGATGGGCTTAAATTAATAGATGATGGAATGATAGATATTGTAATGACAGATATTCCTTATAATATTTCTCAAAAAAAGTCTATTGATAGAAGTGCGATAGATAGCAAGGCATTAAAGAGAAGCGGAAACAAAAAAGAACTCAATTTCAATTATGGCAAATGGGATTTCTTTGCAGATAATGAGGCGTATTTCAGCTTTATTCAGAGCGTCTTTGTCGAAGTGTATAGAGTTATGAAAGACAGTGCTAGTCTATATATGTGGGTTCCTAAAAACGAGGTATCTTTTATTGAATATATACTTAAAGACATAGGCTTTCATGTTAGAAGTACATTGGTTTGGTGTAAAACCAATCCTTGTCCTCAAATATTTAAAGTTGGGTATATGTCTAGCACTGAATTTTGCATTTTTGCTACAAAGTTGCCAGGTGCTAAACATTATTGGAATATTGAGAAAGGACAGAAACAATCTTTTTGGGTAAAACCAATTTGTCAAGGCAACGAGAGGACAGAACACCCGAATCAAAAGCGACTTGATATTGCAGAGGATATGATTACTCAATCTGCAAGAAATGGTGAACTACTTTTGGATCCATTCGCAGGAAGTGGAACTTTTGCAATAGCGGCACATAATTGTGGATTAAAATTTATCGCATTTGAAAAAGATGATAAAAATTATAAAATTGCTGAAAGCCGAGTAAAAGCCGAGACATCACAGATGAACTTATTTGACTTTATAGGAGATACAGTATGATAGTGCATTGTTTATTTGAACAGTCAGGCACATTCAAGAATGCTTTCAAAAAGTATGGAATTGAAGCCTACGACTATGATATTCAAAATGAATTTAACGAAACTGACTATGTTACTGACCTTTTTAAAGAGATAGAAAGGGGGTATCAAGGTGAGCCGAGTTTGTTTGATAAGATAAGCCCTGATGATTTGATATTTGCGTTTTTTCCTTGCGTGAGATTTGAAGACCAGATAATGTTGCATTTCAGGTGTCAGTGCAACACACAGCGGAATTGGAGCGAAGAGCAGAAATTGGAATACACAATTAAAATGCAGGAAGAATTGACAGAGTTGTATCTTTTGATTTCTAAAATGACTATTGTTTGTTTGCGAAAAGGCTTGCATATGATAATCGAAAATCCGTATTCAGCACAACATTATTTAAAGCAATATTGGTGCATTCAACCTAAATTGATAGATAAAGACCGAACAAAAAACGGAGATTCTATGAAGAAGCCGACACAATTTTTCTTTATTAACTGTGAACCGAAAAACAACTTTATTTTTGAGTCACTTGATTATGTTGAAGCTGTAAGATTTAAGAAATTAAAAGGCAATGAGAATGTGAGTCGAAAGACAGCAAGGTCAATGATACACCCACAGTACGCAGATAGATTTATCAGGCAATATATTCTTGATGAAGAAATATGGAGAGGTAAATAATGAAAGACGAAACAAAGCAGGAAATACAGATTCTACTTGACCTACTCAAAGGCAGTCTTACAAGAAATGGTGTAAGTATGGCAACAGACAATAGCGGCAACTTGATGTTCTTTGATACAGCAGCTTACATCAAGAGTAAAGGCAAGGAATTTGACGGATTCAGAATTAACATTAACGATTTAGTGAAGTAACAATGTGGCAGAACTTGAAGAGGTAATTATGGCAGGCAATTTTATTAAAATTGACAGAAAGATTTTAAAGTGGGAATGGTGGAGCGATATTAATACATTCAGACTTTTTATGTATATGTTGATAAGTGCCTATTGGAAAGACGGAAATTATAAAGGCAAGACAATTGAAAGAGGGTCCTTTCCCTCTTCAATATCTGAATTATCAAAAGAAACTAATTTGTCTGTAATGGAAATTCGTACCTCGCTAAAACACTTACAATTAACAGGCGAAATAACAAGCAAAGCAACAAACAAATTCACGATATTTACTGTGGTTAACTACAATTTGTATCAAACGGATAACAAGCAAGATAACAAACAAATAACAAGCAACTTAACAAACAATCAACAAACAGATAACATTCTATTAACAAACTCTATATTAAAAGAAAGTAAGAATGAAAGAACGGAAGAAATTAAAGAAGATAAGAATATGGAAAAAGATATTACTAACGTAATATCCAAAAAGAAAAGTTATTACCCAGATGATGAATTACTTGATGAAGCATTTAATGAGTATGTGACAATGCGTAAGAGAATTAAAAAACCTATATGTACCGACAAGGCATTACATAGGGCTATGAACACTCTTGAAAAGCTGTCGGGTGGAGATAATGACTTAGCCGTAAAAATTCTTAATCAGTCAGTAGACCATTGCTGGCAAGGACTGTTTGAATTGAAAGAAGATAATCCTAATAAGCAGGGCAAGAAAAATGTATTTGATGAATGGATGGAGGTAATGAAATGACAAGGGAACAGGTTGGAGAACTTCTAATGACGATACAGGTTTATTATCCCAACTACAATCCACCAGACAAGAAGATTACTCTTAATGCTTGGCATATAATGCTTGCTGAATATCCAGAAGAATTAGTTTTACAGGCATTAAGAGCTTGTATTGCAACTAATACTAGTGGTTTTGCGCCAGATATAGGGCAGATAATGAGTAAGATACACACAATATCACAACCGCAGGAACTTGACGGAATGACAGCTTGGGGATTGGTTAGTAAGGCATTAAGGAATGGCACATATGGGGCAGTTGAAGAATTTAACAAGCTACCGCCACTTGTAAAACAGGCTGTAGGTATGCCGGATAACCTTAAAAACTGGGCGACATCAGATTATCAGACGATAGAAACAGTAATACAATCGAATTTCTTAAGAACCTATGAAACAGTTGTTAAGCGTGCAAATGAAATAAATCGTATGCCAGACGACATTAAATCACTCATCGAAAAGATGAATGCAATTTCGTATAAAGCTCAATTCCAGCAAAAATTCCAAAGAGATATAAATACACCTACAATCAAAGAAAATGTCCTTATTGGTCAAAATACAAACGTAGAAGAGTATATTGAAGCACCTAAAGAGATACAAGATAGAATTGACAGAATGAGAGGTTGATTTTCAATGGAGACAACGCCAATTAGTCCGCAGAAGAAATTATATAATTACCGCCGAGAGAATGGATTGTGCCCTAAATGTGGCAAGCCACTTGATAGAAAAGGCTTTTATTGTGAAGAATGTAGGGAGAAGCAAACGGCTTACAGTAGAGAAACTAGAGAACTTTGCAGGCAGTTTAAAATTTGCCCGGAATGTCGCAAAAATAAACTTGTGGGTGATGAAAAGATATGTCCGGAATGTTTGGCTAACAAAGCTGAATATAGAGCTAATCACCCATTAAGTGATGATAAGCGAAGAAAAAACAATGAAGCATTTAAACAGTATTCGAAAAACTTATACGCTGAACGTAGAAAAGCTGGCATATGTGTTAGATGTGGTAAGGCTAAAGCTGTTGAGGGCAAAGCAAAGTGTTTTATATGCCAGAGTAAAGATAATGCTATCCACAGAAAAAGAACTGAAAATAGGCAAAATATAAAAGAATATCGCAAAGAAAATCACTTGTGCTATCGTTGTGGAGAACCTATTGACAGACCACAAGGACAATTATGTCAGAAATGCTGGCAGACAGACTACGAAAGAGGTAAAAGTCTTAAGAATGACAATAGCAAGCACTACTGGCGATACGACAATCAATTTCTAAGAAAGAAGTGAAAATATGAGTAAAGCAAAACAGAAAAAGTTTAAGGAGCAAATGTTACGTGTTCAGATGAACAGAATTAGCAATGAACAGCAAAGGAAAAATTTTGAATCAGCATTGATATTAATTTTATGGGTACTACACGATAAGTTCGGTTTCGGACAGCAGAGATTAACAAAAGTACAGAGAGAACTTAAAGTACTTATAGATAACTACAATGACGGATTATTCACAGCAGAGGAGCTTGTTAATCAGTTATACGAAGAAACAGGAATAGAACATATTAAGTTTAAATAAGGAGATTGGCTTATGAAGTTTTCAGAACTGACTAAGCCGGAACTTGATGAGATAATTAAAAATGCCAATTTTACAGAAGAAGAATTGAGAATATTCAAGTTACTATCACAAGGCAGAAGCATTACAGAAATTGCTATGCGGCTGTCCGTGTGTGATAGAACAGTCAATCGCAAGATAAACAAAATTAAAAAGAAAATAAGTAAGTTGGAGGTTATAAATGATTAGGGTTACTCAAAATGGCGAAGACGTAAAAACAGAAAACATAACTCTTTCAGACAGCTTACTAAAGATAATTGCAGAGATAATTGACAACAAGTAAATATGTGTTACAATGTGCCGTAGAACGTGATAAATGCGGCACATTTATTTATATTATAAGGAGATAAAATATATGGAATGTGTTGCTTATATGAGAGTATCTACTGAAAAACAGGCTGTTGAGGGCAATGGACTTGATAGCCAAAAAAGAGACATTGAAAATTATTGTAGAAAAAATGAGCTTGTAATAACAGATTGGTATATTGACGATGGTTACACAGGTACAAATATGGATAGACCGGAACTTCAAAGACTTGTGAATGATTGTAGCCGCAAAAGAGTAAGTTGTGTTGTTGCTTTTAAGCTTGACCGATTATCAAGAAATATGATTGACGGAATATATCTTATCGAGAAAGTATTTCAAAAGTATAATGTCGTGTTTAAATGTGTTCACGATAGCGTAAATTATGATAGCCCAATGGAGCAGGCGTACACGCAAATGATGGCTGTATTTGCACAGCTTGATAAAAATACTATGATGTTGCGTATGCGTGGCGGTATGCTTGAAAGAATTAAGCAGGGTTACTGGATGGGCGGTGGCAATTTGCCGTATTGTTATTCCTACAGTAAGGAACAAGGTATATTAATACCTATCCCGGAACGTGCAGAACAAGCAAGAAAAGGTCTTGAATTATTCATATCTGGCTATTCAGATGCGAAAATTAAAGAAATTTGTGGCTTTAAGTCTGAACTTGTTACTAGAAGCATTTTGACCGGCGTTGTAAATATCGGAATGATACCTTACAAAGGCAAAATATATCAAGGAAAACACGAACCTATTTTTGATAAAGATAGGTTTAATCTTGGATTAGAACTAAGAAAGTCAAGGTGTTCAGCAAAAACTTACTGCATAACTGAACCTAATTTATTGACCGGATTATGTTATTGTGGAATTTGTGGTTGCAAAATGCGTTATCAAAAATGGGGCAGTGAAAAACATAAGATTTATTGTTGCTCAAGAAATAAATCGCTTTCATATCTGCCTAATTATAATGCAAGCTGTAATAATTCGCTTGAATGGGCGGACGAGATAGAGAAACAAGTAGAAGAAGAAATCCTTAAAATATCGCTTGATTTATCGTCTTATAAACCAAAGGAAAAGGCGACAAAACTTGAAATTATGCAATCACAATTAGATAAAGAGCAGACAAAGTTAAAAAGATTGTACAACTTGTATGCAGATGGGAATGATACTGTCTTAGAAATGATTAAAGAACTGGAAGCACAGATTAAGGAAATGAAAGCTAATATTGCAGTAGAAAGCAAAAACGCAATTAATACACAGAAAAAGGAGTTTGTTTATGAGAACATAAAAAAACTTGCCGACATTTGGGATAAGGTCGACAAGAAACAAAAGAACTTGATACTAAAGACTATAATTGACAAGATAGTAATTGTCAATGGAATTATTGAAATACAGCTTAAGAATTTTTAGCATAAACTTAATGCAGTTCCTATAACATATAGGAAGTGCTAATGCCGCATTTATCACGTTTTACAATTATATAATTTCAGCATTGTCGCTTATATGTCGCACATATGTCTATTATGTGTCGCTATAAGTGATTTTTTTTATGCAAAAATGTAACTAGAAAGAGAGGTAATGCGAATGTTTTCTGATGAAGTTAGAGAAAAAATCTTAAGCAAAGAAGAATTGCAAAAGCTTGACTTAGTGACATTATCTCTTGTTATCCACGCAATCGAGGAAGTTTTAGAGGAGGCAGACAATGAACAATCCTTATCAAGCAGTGCCTATGATGAATAATTCTTATATGCAATCTCAAAATCCATATATGGATAGAATGAACTTTTTGCAAAATTATCAGCAGAGCTTGCAACAACAGCCTATGCAGATGAATCAGCAGCCTATGCCACAGCAGATAGCAGGCATTAACGGAAGAATAGTACAGACAGTTGAAAATATTAATGCAAATGAAGTGCCTATGGATGGCTCAATGGCATTTTTCCCAAAACAGGATATGTCGGAAATATATGTTAAGGGTTGGAATGCTGACGGAACAATTAAGACGGTTGTGTATAAGCCTTATACAGCCCCTAAAGATAATCAGACAGTAAATTCTATGGCTAATACAGAAAACGCTAAATTTACCCTATCAGACGAAAGCACACAGCTATTTCTGAATAAGTTTGAGGAATTATCGGAGAAAATAGGGCAGTTGGAAAATAGATTTGATAAATCTTTAGGAACACAGAGAAAAACATCAAGAACTCAAAGTAAGGGCGGTGATGAAGAATGAATCAGCAGTTAATTCAAACTATAAATCAACTTAAGTCAATTCGGAATCCACAGCAAATGGCAATGAATTGTTTACAACAGTCGGCACAGCGTGGAAATCCTATGGCAAAAAACTTGCTTAATCAGATAAACAGTGGAAACACGCAAGGCGCAGAGCAAATTTTAAGTAATTTTATGAATACACAAGGAATAAACCTTAATGATATTAAGGGTATGATGAATTAGGACATTTTGGGTTGTGCGCACATAATGACCGGTTATCCCATTTGTTAATAAAATAAATGGAGGTAAACAAGATGTTTAATTCAAACGGAGTTAGTCTCGCAGATATTGCCGCAGTAACAGGCAATAATCGTAATAACGATGGTATGTGGGGCGATGGTGCATGGTGGATTGTAATTCTCTTAATCTTTGGCTGGGGCAATAACGGCTGGGGCGGTTTCGGTGGAAATGGCAACGGCGCAGGCTACACTGATTCAGCTATACAAAGAGGTTTTGACAATCAGGCAGTTATCAGCAAGTTAGATGGCATTTCTAACGGACTTTGTGACGGCTTTTATGCTATGAACAACAGTATGCTCACAGGTTTTAATGGTATTAACACAAATATCATGCAGACAGGCTACGGCATACAACAGGCTATTAACGCTGATACAGTCGCCAATATGCAGAATACAAACGCATTACAGGCACAGCTTGCTAACTGCTGCTGCGAGACAAGAGAAGCTATTCAGGGAGTTAATTACAATTTAGCAACTAACACTTGTGCTTTGCAGAACACAATGAACAACAATACAAGAGATATTATTGACAGCCAGCAGGCAGGAACAAGAGCTATTCTTGATTACTTATGTACAAAGGAAAATGCAGATTTGAGAGATAAGGTACAGAAACTTGAGCTTTCTGCTTCACAGGATAGACAGAATGCACTTCTGACTACTGCAATGACAGCACAGACACAGCAGATTGTCAACTCTGTAAATCCTACAGCTATTCCAGCCTATGTTGTTCCTAATCCTAATGCTTATGCTTATGGATGTGGTTGCAATGCAGGATGTGGCTGCTAAAACTGAATAATTGAGTATCTTAATTGAGTTTAACTCGATTATGTCTGCTAAGCAGTATTACTTACAAACACAAAGGGCAGACTATAATGTTTGCCCTTATTTTTATGAAAGAGAGGTAAAACAATGGAAATAACAGGAATTGCATTACAAACAGTTGCCGCCGGAGAAGATGTTGCATTTACAGAAACACCGGTATGCGGTAGCAAATGTATAGTCCACAGACAGGGAAGCGGAATTATAAAGTTAAGAGGTATCACAAATCAGTGTAAGGCTAGATTTTTAGTATCTTATAGTGGAAACATTCAGATACCTACAGGCGGTACAGTTGGAGCTATATCACTTGCTATTGCAGTAGACGGAGAGCCTTTACAGTCAACACGAATGATAGTTACTCCGGCAGCAGTACAAAATTTATTTAACGTTTCAGCGCAGGCATACGTTGATGTGCCTTGTGGTTGTTGCAGTACAGTAGCGGTGCAAAATACATCTACACAGGCTGTTGAGGTGCAGAACAGCAACTTAATCGCAGTAAGGGAGGCTTGACGTTATGCATATTGAAAGAATACACAAAATGGTTGAGTGCCTTACCGAAAAGACACTATCTGAACTTGATAAGGGCATTGAAAATGTAAATGTTGAGGAAATGTCAGAAGCTGTGGATATGATTAAGGATTTATGTGAAGCTGAATATCGTGCAGTTATCGTTAAGTCTATGAAAAAGGCTGATGAAGAGGAAGAAGAGTACGATAAAGAACTCTTAAGAAGTCTTAAGGCAGAATATGGCGAAGAAAGTGGTAGAAGATATTACGACCAATATCGCTATGCGAATGGCAGATTTGCCCCAAAAGGCAAAGGAACATACCGCAGAGGATATGAAGAACCACCTTATTACCATATGTACCCAGAAGCAGAACATATGAGGGATATTGATAGAGATTATGGCAAGATGTACTATACAGAGCCAATGTCTGAAAGTAATTACGACAGAGCAAAGAGAAACTACACAGAAACTAAGGAAATGCACAAGGCTAATACACCAGAAGATAAGGAACACAAGATGAAGTCGCTTGACAGCTACACTAAGGAACTTGCAAGCGATATTACAGGTATGGTAGCTGATATGTCGGCAGAAGAGAAGAATTTGCTTAGAACAAAGTTAAGCACTCTTGTATCTAAGATATGATTTTAAGGGCTATGAGTAGCAATATTCATAGCCTGTTTTATTCAGAAAGGAGCATACAGATGGTTTTTAGCATTAATGGCACAATGTGGCAAGTACAATATGAAAATTCAAATTCAAGTGAATTAAAGCGGTCAGACAACGTTTCTGTGCTAGGCGTAACAGATAGAAATGCGCATACAATTTATCTGTCAAATGCCTTGCGTGGATTTATGCAACGCAAAGTGCTGATACACGAAGTATGCCACGCAATCTGTATGTCCTATGATGTTTACTTACCTATCGAGCAGGAAGAGATATTGTGTGATTTTGTAGCAACTTATGGCGATGAAGTATTTGATATTGTTGATATGGTTTTAGGAGCAGCTAGGAGAGTAGGATAATGAGTATTGATGAGTTGTTAAAGATAATTCAAAAAACTAATCCGACTATGACAAAGGAATTGTTGATATATGAGCTTGGTCAATGTCGGTATGCAAGCAAAGCATTGATTTATACAGAAAAATGTTGTATTGACAGTAATGCTTAAAAATGCTATTATTTAATAGATGTAAACAATAGATAACTATTATATCATTTTACCTTAATAGAACCATAGTGGAAAGTTGCATTGATACATTTTTTGTATAGGTGCAACTTATTTTATTTTGGAGGTTTTGTTATGAGAGTTATTAGGTTGAAAATGTATCAAGAAATGGCTAGATTTAACAATCCATCAGCGCCAAGAGGTGCGGATTGCTATCCTTTACCGCCGTTCAGCACAGTTAATGGATTTATTCATTCAATGTGTCAATGGAAAAAGTATCATAAATTAGATTATTTTGTTACTGGCAAAGGTGTTTACAACACTAAAACACAGAAAGAATGGCACGGCGGCAAGCGTTTTAACAAGGTTAGCGATGAAATGCTTAAGCGTTGGGATATTATAACAGATTATACAGACGGAAGCCACACCGGATGGGTTAATACAGTTAAATATCATTTGATGTTAGTTGATTTATACGCAACTATATACATCAAAGCTGATGATAGTGACATAGATGATATATGCCATGCGTTACTAAACCCACCGGTATATCCATCATTGGGTGAATATGGTGATTTATGTAAAATTGAAGCGGTAGACATTATAGAGCTTAAGGAACTTAGTGAGCCTGTATCAGCTCCACTTGCTATGCAATCTTATATTCCTGTTAATAAAGGCAATTTTGCAGGAACTATATATAGAATTAATAACAAATATGAAATCGTCAAAGGGCTTAGGCGATTCCAGAAAGTTTCTTGTTACTTAGTGGATAAAGGGCAGGAAGTTATGAGCAATCTTTTTGATGATGATGAGCCAATTATTTTTATAGATTAATTTAAACCCCACGGAATATAATGCAACTTTTTTGCTACCCCCGTGGGGTTCTCTTTTATATTCGTAATTTCGATTTTGACAATTCCCAAAATTCGCTTCAGATTTCGTTTGAATCCTACTTGAAAAATTGAAAAAATTTTCCTACAAAAATATAATGTGAATTTTTCAATACCCCCGTCATATACAATTTTGGAATCCAAAAATCGGTTACACAGAATTCCAATTTTTGTTCCCGATTTCGTTCAAATTTGCCCTTGAAAATTGATGAAAAACTTTAATAGATTAAAGTGTATTATATAAACTTGACCGGCTGCGGTTCGTGCTTATTTTGACTTTGTGACTTTGTGACTTTGTTCTGTACGGCGGTTTTATTGTGTTAATGTAGACTTATTAAGCCTACAAAGTAAAACAGCCTTAAAACGTCTTTAACAGCGTTGTATAAAATGGGTATAATATGCCCTTGCAAGTTGTGGAAGCTGTCGCCAGTTTTGGCGGATTTTCCAGAACGCACGCCGCCCAACTAGGTACACTTGTACACTTAAAAAGCCTTATATATAAGCATAGCATTGTTGTATTAATTTTTCAAGGTACACAAAGAAAAGCATATAAAAATATATGCTTAATGCTTGCGGCTGGAATCGAACCAGCCAAACCAGAGCAAGCCAAAAAGGGCGCAGATTGTACGCCCTTAAAAAGCTAATTCATTATTTTGTTTTTTATTTGTTTTAAAAGCTTTTTATCAATTTGATAATTTTCCACTCCTCGCATTTTTAAGACATAGGTACTTATGTCTTTATAATACAAATCAACAATTCCTTCTCTGTTGTGCCAGTCGTTTACATCTCCTTGCCAGCATTTTATTCTGTGCTCTTCTTTTTGCCTTGCGATTTCTACACTTTCGGCAAAATCTTTTTCTATATTTATTTTATCATTCAAAAACCTGTTTATTAAACCCTTAAAGGTTTTTAAATCTGATTTATATATATAAATTATATATAATTTTCTATAAATTTCTTTGCTTCTCTCGGTAAGCAATATATCTTTTTCTTTTTCTGCTTTAATCTGTTCTAACTCTGCCGCAGTTCTTCTTGTATACGTTCTCTTTTTTCTGTTAGATATAATTTCATCGAATTCTTTAACCGTAAAGTTTAATACTGCACTTTCTTCTATACAATAAAAATCTGTTTCATTGTAAATTTTTCCTGTATGATGCCAGGAAGACCACACCAGAAAATTCTCTTTCAATTCTTTTAATGTCATTTTTTTAAAATCTATTTCTGTTTTTTATCAGCGTGCCAAAAAATGTTATCTATCTCTTCCAAAATAGTGGTTTTAGTCCACTTATACATAGGTTTTTCACCTTGCGAATACGCCCAAACGGCGTTGTTACTCATTTGATTTTTATAATATCCTGCCATCTTTTTAAATCTCCTTTACTTTTTATATTTTATATACTATTATAGCAAAGACATTTGTTGTTGTATATTTTTAGGACAAGTGCTATTTTGAATGGTAAGAGAGGAAGTATATTGTACTTCCTCTCTTTTATTTTAGCAAGCCGGGGAATTAAACCCCGGAAGCGCCAGTCTTGCCTAAATACAACTTTTGAGTGCTAATCTTTTAACCTCTTCATATTTGACATTAACAAGATATTTTGCGCGGTCAAAATTGACCTTTCCGCCTGTGCAATTAACAATGTAATTTGCGCATTCTATGTATTTATTAAACTCTTTTTCATATGCTTTATCAAAAGCCTTTTCTAACTCTGCATTTTCGGGATTGCTTTCCCATTCTTTCTCTATTACGTCACAAGTCCTTACAAGCTCGCAATATTCGTCAATTAATTCATATAATTTTTTCATAACCTTGTACCATTTCGCCGACTGTGTTATAATCGACTTACCTTTCTTTTTGATTGGTGGCGGTTGTGTGTCTTGGTAGAAGTGCAACCGCCTTATTTATTTTGTAGCTTAATAATAACACCTTTTAAGGTGTATGTCAACACCTTTTAAGATGTTTTTAAATTTTGTTTTTAAGTGTTGCAAAACTGCAATATTTTATATATAATAGTAAAAACAAAACAGAAAGGAGCTTGTAAATGATTACATATAAAATAGATGTATTAAAAGAGCTGGCACAGCGTGGCTACACCGCTAACAGAATGAGGAAAGAGAAGATATTAAGTGAAAGCACAATGCAGAATCTAAGAAACAGGAGTGACATTAATACAAAAACTTTAAATACATTATGTATTATATTAAGATGCCAGCCAAACGACATTTTAGAGATAGTACCAACCAACGACGAAAAAATAAAATATTTTTAAATAACACTAAAAAGGGTGTTGACAATGTAACACTATTGGCATATACTTAAGATACATTAAAAGAAAGGACAGCCGAAAGGCTGGAAGGTGGAAAGGATGAAAACAATTGAATTATTAAACAAAGTTGTTGGACTTGGATTTAGCAGAGAAAAGGCACTTGCTGATATAGACGCAAGCCTTGACGAAATAATCGGAGCAGAGAACAGAAAGCCAATTACAGAAGAGGAAGTCAGCGAAGAGCTGGCAAGCGATATTTTATTCGGGTTTGAATGCGAAAAAGAAAACAATTAAGAAAGGTTAAAAGGTGAATAATATGGAAATAACAAAAGAAATACGCGAAGGCAAAGAGATTTACGCGCAGCGAAAGAACTATGAAAATGCTGAATTAGCTGTGCTTAATGGTGCTACAGAAGAACAGGCACAAGCAATAGCACGATTGTGCGGAGATAGGCACTATATCCATAGGAACAGAAGCAGTGTTTTCTGCGCTGAGTCCGGTGATGCCGAGACGATTGGGGAGTTGCTAAGCAATTGCTCGACAGGAGAGAGTATTAATGACTATTTAAGCAAGGCAGGACTGCCGAGGATAGAATATACTTACAGTTTTGATGATGATACATCTAACGATTATCTTTACGAGTTAGAGGGAATGACATACGAGGAAGCGGAGGAAGAAACTGACAAGGTGATGGAACAATTTGACAAGGATATAATGAAATATATCCAAGATTTTGACAAAAAATATAATACACATTTTACCCCTACTTTAGCGGGAAGAACGAAGGGATACGAATTTTAAGACGATAGAAGAAGATTGACTTTATAATATATTTATGCTATATTATTTTAATAATTAAATATATAAGATTTACACCCGATAATATTAATATTGTTATCGGGTTATTTTTATGTTATTAAATATATAATAATTAATTAGCTGGATAAGCTCCAGTAGAAAGGGGAACGGATGGAGAAAGTACAGGAAGCACCAGAAAGTCAAGAAATTTTTGAAAATGAAATTGATATGTATTTCAAAAGATTTTGCAAAGATGAAAACATTGAAGATATGGCAGCGGCTCCGCAATCCCTTTTTTATGCCGCCTTGATTTATGTATATAACAATACTTTTAAAGGCACTAATAGGTTAAAATTAAAGGGTAAATTACAGGGATATAATAATAATAATTATAATAATCAATATAGTAATATAAATAATAGTAATTGTAATAGTTATAATTATGAGTATCTTAATTATATAGCAGATTATTATATATATATGTGTTATAAGTATAATAAAATATGTACTATATCAGGATATTGTAAATTAACTGGTATAAGAGAAGATATTGTATATAATTGGGGAAATGAGAGCAGAACGCCACAACTAAGTACATCGGCAAACAATTTATATCAAAAACTGTCAAAAGATTATGAATCTAGCGGAGAAGCTCGGCTCTGGTCCGGTAAGAACCCAGTCGGACAGCTTGCGGTTATGAATCGCCGTTTTGGTTGGAACCTTCCTGGTGTGAGTAGAGAAAGCTCTAGCAAAACAGCTCTAACAGCCGCAGAAATACGCCAGCAATTAAACCAAAATAATACACAATTAACGGATAAACAGCAGATAAACGCTGTAAACAATTCAGACACAATTTAAACAACTTGCAAACCGCTTAAATACTGGGTTTGTGAGTAATAAGTATTTATATAACGCTGATAAATTAAGGTTTATCAGCGTTATGGTATGGATATGGTGTTAATTGTGTTAATTGTTTGATAATATGGCATAAAATAGACACAATTACATAGACGAGGGCGGAGGGGGTTTATTTGTCCTCGGAACACGCCCCAACTAAGTCACTCATTTTTCCACGATAAGAAAAAGGCTTTATATATTAATATATATTTATATTATTATCACCACATAATACACATATTATATAATTATATATAAATAATACCTAACCATTAATCATATAATTAATACTAATAAATCACTTATATATTTAATTAAAAATAATCCAATTAACATCTATACATTTAAGCTAATTAGGTGTATAATAGACGCATATTAATTAATCACAAGATATTCAATAAACACATCAGAGAATCAGCTAGTCGGCTGAATAAATTCCAAAAAATTTTAAAAAACAGAAAAAGAGTTAGGAGTTATAAATGCAGGGCAATGAATACCAAAAATTGGCTATGCGTACTAACGATAAAATGGCTCATCATAGATTAAGTACCGAATTAACTGGTAAGCTTCCACTTAGTCCTCTGGCAGAAAGCAATGCTAAGTGTAGCAACATAAATGACATAGCAGGACTTCTTAATGGCGTCTTAGGTTTAACTGGTGAAGCTGGCGAAGTATCAGACCTTGTTAAAAAGGGCATATTTCACGAAAAAGGCATAGACTTAGAACATCTTAAGAAAGAGTGTGGCGATGTTTTATGGTACGTTGCTATGATTTGTGAAGCTTGCGGTTTTAATCTTGATGATGTAATGCAAACAAACATAGATAAACTTATAGCACGTTATCCGGATGGTTTTGATTCTTACAGAGCTAATCACAGACAGGCAGGTGATAAATAATGGGTAATCAGGATAAGCACTGTTACCAGTGCAAACATAGACATAAGTTATATTGTGAAAAGCCTTGTAATGCCTGTAATGGCAATCCAAATGTTGTAAAAGGCAAGGATAACTTCACAGAGCTTGAAACAGCAAATAAAAATGCAGTACTCTTTGAAACAAAAGAATAGCATATTGCCCCTTAGCCAAGTGGTCAAGGCGCAGGATTTTGATTCCTGTATCGTGGGTTCAAATCCCACAGGGGTAGTTCAAGTGTTTAATTACACTTGTGCCTTTACAGGACTTATTGGTTTACTAGCATTAAGTTCTCCTTTCACCTCATAGCGAGAGCTGTTAAGGACTGTCAGATAGTCCGTGAGGTTTTGCGTATTATAAATACGCAAATAAAATTAAGTTATACCTATAGCGCAGCAGTTATCTGTATGGATAGACAGCGAGCGAAGCTACTTTCTTTGAGCCCAACTGCACGGGTAGAATGACATCCAAGCTTTGCCACGACCTGTTATAGGTGTCATAGCCTATACTGCTATTAAGACTAGCATTGTTTTTCAGTATCAACTATCCACCTTAATCGAAACATTTTCGCAATGCTAGTCTTTTAAAACGATATGGAGAAGCGGCAACGATTGGCGGTGTTGCGGCAGACTGTAAATCTGTTCCCTTGCGGTAAACATTGTAGGTTCAATTCCTATCTTCTCCACTTTGCCGATATGGGATAAAAGTATTCCAGTAGCTTGCTAAGCTATCCAACAGAAATGTTGTTCGTGTTCAATTCACGATATCGGCGTTTTGAAAGCACTTCTTGGGTCTGCGTGCGTAATGTTGTTTGCAGACTTATCCTAGGTTAAGAGGTGTGAGTAAGTTGATGTGTGGCGGAATGGGTAAACGCTAATAGCAGATAGAATGAGCTAGTGGTTCGAATCCACCATAGCATAACCACAGGGGAATACCTGATTGCTAGGGGCTTGAAAGGACAGGAGTGCTTGTTTATGTGTGGTTCAAATCCACACCACATCAAGTAGTCGGGTAGCTCCCGAATAAGCAGGCGTTGCAGTAATCCCTGCTGAATAATTAAAATGCTTGTGTTGGTTGATTTGCGAACAGGATGGCAGATAGCGTAATGAAGTGCCATAAATACTTTCCAACACAAGAAACTGCACAACGGATAGTAGTTCAGATGGGAGTAACGCTTGATTTATTCAAGTAGTCACAGGTTCAAGTCCTGTCTATCCGATTACAACAAACTAGGTTAGCTACCGAAAAGCACTTCCGCTGTGCCTGTTTGTTGTTTTATCAATCAAGCGGAGTGTGTATCACAGGCATACATAAATAATATCAAGCGGAGGTATTCGATTATGGCAACAATTAGAGTGCATAAAACAAAAAATTACACAGTTATGAGCAATACTCATTTAAGGGATAAGAGTTTAAGTCTGAAAGCGAAGGGATTATTGTCTGTAATGCTTTCATTGCCCGATAATTGGGATTATTCAATAGCTGGGTTAGTTGCAATAAGTAAAGAGAATGAAACAGCTGTTAAATCGGCTTTAAATGAGTTAAGGGATAATAATTATGTTGTGGTTACTAAGGAAAACCCGACAAAAAGCAATGGCGGAAGAATAAAGTACACCTACGAGGTTTACGAAGAACCATATAAACAGAAAATAGAAAAACAAGATACAGAAAATCTAGGGGTTGAATGTCAACAGGTAGAAAACCACGGACAATTAAATACTAATGAATTAAGTACTGATGAATTAAATATTAATATACAAAATACTAATGAATTAAATACTAAAAGTAATTCTCTTAACAGAGAACAGTGTAATTCTTTTTTACCCAAAGATAAAAAAGCGAAAGAGTTTAAGCCGATAAGCGAATACTCTCAAAGTGATTGGGAAGTTGCCGAAGAAAGAATGATAAGTAGAGCTGGTAAGATAGCTTACGATTGGACTAAAGATGAAACGCTCAAAGAAAATACAGAAGCATTCTTTAAATACTTTTTAGATAAACACGGAGAATGTACTGGAGAATATCACTACCCATTAACAGACAAGGTTTTATCAAGAGTAGTAGATAATTTAACAAAAGAAACTGACATAGAACGTGATGGATATACAGATACCTATTATGCGGCTATAAGTGATATGGACGATAATGCAGACTACAAGATGCTGGTTGATGAATATTTCAACACAAAGTTTTCAGCACAATGTGATTACAGCTTAGTTCACTTTTCTTCTGAAAAGGTTTTGATTAACATTATGAATCACGCTTGTAAGAGTAGTTGGTGCGAAAGCAAGGAATGGTAAGGAGTGATTATTGTGGCAGCAGGCGTACACCCATTAAACAAAGACAAGTTTTATGAAGCAATTAATTTGTACATATCGGGACAGGCTTCACAGGTAAAAGCGGCAAAAGTAGCAGGTTGTAGTGTACCGACATTTAAGAAATACGCTAACAAGATTTATGGCGGCGAGGAATTACCAGATAATTTATGGGGGAAGAATGATGATTAAGAGAATTGTTAATCACTGGATAAGATACAAGACAAAGAATTTAACAAGAATACCATTGTTTACAATGACATTTAACTATCGTAAATATAAAGCAGATGGCAAGAAAGATAGCTGCACAATGCATTGCCACCCAGATATTGCCAATGATGAATTTGTAAAGGGCAAATTACAGGAAGTTGTTGACTATATCAGAGATAACTATGATTTGGATATATTTACGAAGATTTGAGGTGTGATATGTGTGAATTTTGCTCGTATAAAAACAATCCATTTATAATTTACGGAAAAGAAATCAAAATAAATAAATGTGCCAAAGAAACAGACTTGACGGAAGCACAGGTTATGAGAAACAGGGATGATGAAGTTCCGGGGATTGTGATTTATAAAGGACATAGCGCAGTTGGATATTTTGACATCAATTATTGCCCTATCTGTGGTAGAGAGTTGGTATAGTAATGGCGGAACCTTTAAGTAAATTAGCAGAAAAATGTAAAAGTTGCCCTAAATCTAAAAAATGCGACCATAAAAGAATGGAGTTATGCGCTTTAATGGATTTGCCACCACAAAATCTTGCAAGTGCTACACAAGGCATTTTGATAGACAATATGTCACCTATATTGAGGGAAGAAATAAAAAGTCCTTTAAGTCCATTTAGGTACAAAGATGAATTAGAAAAAGCACTAAATGATTTGCATTTTGGAAATATGTTTATGTATGGTGCTTAGAAAGTTGGTGGAATATGATTACGCAGAAAGATGTTCATAACAATATAGTTGTAAATGCAAGCGATTGGCAGAAAAGCTATTTGTCGTTTCAATGTGGTGGAAATGTTGAAAAGATAAAGGAAGTTGAACAGACAATGGCTAATATGATTAACGGCATTAGCAAGGCACTTAAAAATAGTGGAACAGATTATTTGAATAAACTTGATTTGTAAGCGAGGGATTTTATGAAACACAAAAAAGAATGGCACACTTGCGACAGGTGCGGAAAAGAGATAAAAGTAGGGCTGTTGTGTATGAACTCAATTACAAGGAGTGGCATATTAAATATGACTTACGATTTATGTAATGAATGTATGAAAGATTTTGAGAGGTTTATGAGGAATGAAAACATTGATTGTAGATGATTTAAACATTCCACCAAGTGTTATCGCAAGTGCCATTGTCAATAGAATTCCACTTAATGAAGATAAAAATTGTCACATTGAGCATTGGAGTACCAGATGGAGAATTGAAAAATATGGGAAACATACTTGTCTGGAAGTTAAGAAATTAAGATAAACAATTACCGACTACAGATTGATTGTAGCTGCTGACCTTAGAAAGCTAAAGGCTAATAAAACATATAAAAGGAGATGGAACTTATGAAACAGTTATTTGTAAGCGTGCCGATGAAAGGCAGAACAGAGGAAGAAATCAAAGCAAGTATTCAGAAGATGAAAAAGGTAGCAGAGATATACGAGGGTGAGGAATTAGAGCTTATCGACAGCTACATTGAGGATAACCCACCTAAAGACAGCAAAGAAGCTGTATGGTATTTAGGTGAAAGCCTTAAGAAGCTGGCACAGGCTGATGTGTTCATAGG